GGCTGTATGTACCGGCTCTGTTGCTGGTGGCATAGTGACAGTCGTAGCGGTTCCCATGAGTCTAGCCATCTCTGCAAGAAAAATAGCACGGCGCTGGCTGGCGTTACCGTTCCTGAATGCTGGTAGTTCATCCAGTTCAAGAGCGATATCAATCAGGCCGCACTCCTTGAGAATGAAGCCACCAGCAAGGCATTGATTGATTAATGTCTTTTTCCCATCCTTGCCGGATTCATAGCGATCTCCGAGGCGGCCAAGAACGCCGCCATCTTCAGATGCAAAAGGGATCGTTACTCTTGCGCTAACGCTCATTTATTCAGTCTCCTTTGCGAGTTTTGCGCGTGCCTGTTTCAGCAGGGCCGCTTGATCGTTCTGCATAAGCAGATGAACGCCGCGCACAATGGCTAATTCTGGCTCGTCTGGAATATCAACCGGATATTTCCAAGTTTTACGCGCTAAACCACCCAGCCAGTAAGCACCACCGCCAACAAAGCCGATACGGGTTAGCTGTACGCCACGGGTTAATTCTCTGATATCTTCCAGTAATAAATCATTCAGGTATTCAGCCGCTTCAGCTACCAAGTGGGATATATCCACACGCGCCGCGATTGCTTCAGGCGTTTCGAGATCAGTTCCGATATAGCCGCACTGGATAATATTTTTAAGGTTAGCAGTAGGAATTGATTTGGCGTCCTGTATGCCTTCCCGTGCAAGCAAGGCTCTGAAGCGTTCAACCATGACGTGGATGCCGTGCTCATGTGTGCTATAGGCTAAAACTTCATCTTCAGCGCCAGAACCCACCAGTGCTAAATCTGCGGTGAACTCACCAAGATCGACAATGAGTGTAGTCTGATTTTCTGTGTATTTAGGGCGTTCGCCGTGGCGTTCACCATAAGCCAGCCAGAAAAACGCCGGTAAACCTTCAGGGAATGCCTGAACAATCAGAACGCGAGGGGGTTTAATGCCGCCGTAAACGTTTGTTATCCGTTTCATTAGGTTGCGGCCCTTGGCTTTCTGGCGCTCTTCATCAAAAGGGTTGTGATCGTCCCCTTTGTTGTAGAACTGTTCAGCTGGCATGGTACAGCCAACAACGCAAGGCACATCACCTAAACCGGCCTTGCTCATGGTGTGCAGGGCTAGAACGCGGTTTGCTTCAGATAGCTGATAGTCTGGATCGAGGGTTGATACGGGTTTCAGTGGGTTTTTCCGAACAGTGAAACGATTCCCTTCTTCGGTTTCCCATACGTTGGCAGACATGCCGGAGCCGCCTAAACCAGCCGCTGAACCGCGTTCGATACGGGCGGGGATGTACTTCTCAAACACCTGTTTATCAGTGTCTTCAAACCGGCACGCAATATTACCTGAACCGTCGTCCAGTGCTACCAGTGCGATAAATTCTTGATTCTCTTTAGACATTACGTTGCTCCTTGATGTGAAAAATAAACGCCGGATAAGGCGTTACTTGTAACCCTTTCATTTTATGCCAAACGAATACCATTTCAAGCCATAAACGGTTTATTTGTTGCTATTTCACGCGCTGAAATAGTCACAAAACAACCATTTCTAACCGTTTGCTGGTTTATTGATCGGTTCCGTTGGTTCTGATTCATGCCTACTGAGCGCCTGATTAATCCAGTTCAATTCCGTTTTGTACCAGTTCATAACCATTTCTAACCATTGGGAAAACAGTCAGCCAAGGTGATCGCGTGGCGGCGATCATGTCGTGATCGCTTAACTATCCAAACAATGCGATCAGTCATGTATGATGTTTGGGTGATTGATTAGGAAGTGAAGGCGGCGACGGGTTTCAATGGCTACTATTGATTGGGAATTCCACAAAGAACAGTTTGCTAAAGATTACGCCCCGAATGGTGTAACGAAGGCAGAGTACGCAAGGCTTCACGGCTTGTCAGTCAATAGTGTTCGACGTGAATTTAACTCAATCAAAGTAGAGAAACCGGAGCCGAAAAAGCCAGCTAAAAAGAAAGGTGAAGACGATCCGATCAATGGTGCAGTGAAGCAGGCGATCCCGAAGTATGTGCGCCGCGCAGTGGCAGAAGGCCGTAAAAAGCGATCAGAACAGCGTAAGAAGACGAGCGATCAGCCTGTAAAAAGCGATCAAACCCCGAAAAGCGATCACATTTCTGACAATCAAAAGCGATCACCTGAAAAAGCGATCACCCAGCAAAGCGATCATGCAGAAAATGAAACACCAGAAGAATCAAATAGTTACGAAATAGCTCTCACGGGGGCGGAAGGCACAGCAGCGCAGAGCGACGATTTTGATCAGTTATTGGCCGAGCCTGAAGGCGATCAATTTTCTGATCGTGATCGGTTAAGGGCTGATGCTAGTCTGATGTGGGGTCATTGCGCTGCCTTTGTGGGAATGGAGCCGGATATCCAAGAGATGGCGATTGCCATGAGTGTGGATAAACACATTATCCAGATCCAGACCGCACGATACATGCAAATGATGCGTGCTAAAGCCGATACTCTGGCGGGTATTGATCGGGATTATGACAACGGCAAACCGTGGAAGGATGCGCTGGGAAATGATATCCCCCGCTCACGGGCCAAGGCTGAGTGTATATTTGGCTCTAGCGAACAGTTCACCAGCTTAGAATCATCCATCAATCGCAGTCTGTTAGTCAGTCGCAAGTTAGACATGGAAGAACGGGACGCGCACCCACTCACGCGCACCCAGCAGATCGACCTTACCCGAAAAATCATGATTGCCCGTCAGCGTGCTGGCTGGTCAGCGCATAAGACCGCACAGGTATTTGAAATGCGCGGTATCAAACTGCCTGAATCACTCAAACTTGAGTTACAGAAAGAAATCTCATGGCTCACACCACCAGTTGACGAGGATGTGGGGATCACGGATGCAGAACTGGAACGCCTGTCCCGTGATTACCAAGAAAAACAGAAGGAAATTCATGATAGCTGGTTGCCAAGCCGTCGCGCCGAGATCGCCCAACTGTTTGCAGATGAACAGGCCCACCAGCGCGGCGACATGCTCACAGAAGGGGAATACCAAGAGATAGACGAGGACGAAGCCACGGAAGGGCTGGCAGAGTTTCAGGAAGACCTTGACGGCAGTTCTGAAGACGAACCCGTGGAAGAGGTCTGGTAATGGCAAAGCTACGCACCATCACTAAAGACCCGCGCTATCCCGAACTGGTGATGAAGTACCGGTATAACTGGATACAGGCCGCCGTGGAGCTATTCGGCAAAGAACCAACTTGGCAGCAGGAATTAATCATTGAATCGACCCAGCAGACCGGCTCGAAAACATCGGTGAGTTCAGGGCACGGTACAGGTAAATCAGACATGACATCAATCATGGTATTGCTGTATATGCTGTTGTTCCCAAATGCCCGTGTAATCATCGTGGCGAACAAGATCGCACAGGTGCAACAGGTTGTATGGAAATATCTGAAAATCAATTATAACGAGCTTTGCCGCCGTCATCCGTGGATACGTCAATACTTCACCATTACAGAAACCATGTTCTACGAGAACACGCATAAAGGCGTATGGTTTACATCTCCGAAAGGGTGTCGTTTAGGGAATGAAGAATCGTTGGCCGGTGAGCACGCCGATCACCTGTTTTATATTATTGACGAGGCTTCAGGTGTATCTGACAAAGCATTCGGCGTTATTACCGGCGCATTAACACAGGATGATAACAGAATATTATTATTGTCCCAGCCGACACGCCCAAGCGGTTATTTCTATGACACACATCACCGGTTAGCAAAAAGAAATAAAGACGATAAAGACGGCTATACCGCAATAAAACTTAACTCAGAAGAATCGCCTTTAGTTACCGTGCAATTTATCAAGGTTAAATTAAGGGAATATGGCGGCAGTCGGGATGCGCCGGAATATTTAATTAAAGTCCGTGGGGAATTTCCGCGTAGTGTTTCCGGTAACTTATTAAGTCGGGATGAATGCGAAAAAGCTACTAAAGCAATGCCTAAACTAGAAAAAGGCTGGGGCTGGGTGTTGCTGGTGGACGTGGGGAATGGCCGAGATAGTTCTGTGGCTAATTTAGTGCGGATGTCTGGTGCAAGATATGAAAGGCGTGTTGTTCCGTCTGAAATTAAAGAATGGGCCGGTACGATTGATCCGGTTAATTTCGGGCGGCTGGTGGCCGCTGAATATCCCAAAGAAAAATATCCAAACATCACGGTTTGCGTGGATGGCGACGGGGTTGGTGCAGATACCGCAACCATTCTTGAAGAGGCTGGGTTTAACGTGATCCGTATCCGCTGGGGTGCGCCGTGTTTCAATACGGATGATAAGAGCCGGTTCCTGAATAAACGTGCGTTCGCCAACATCATGGCGCGGGATGCGGTGAAGTCGGGACGGATGCGCCTAGATGGACATGAGAAGACGCTCGATCAGGCGTCCCGTATGCCGTGCAAAATCAACGAATCCGGCCAGTGGTGCATGATGCCGAAAGAGAAAATGAGACAGCAGTTAGGCTTACCATCTCCTGATCGCTGGGATACCTACTGCTTCTCACTTTTAGCGGATTATACGCCAGCCAACATGGTCATCACGGATGAAATGCGCGAAGAACGGGAGAGTGTTTCTGGTTGGGCGAAAGACTTGATGGCGGAAGAGGTTTAACCGCCACCAACTGGAATACACAAGATCATGATGTTATTTACTCATGGCGCGACGTTCCCGCGCTTTTATTATTTCTGATTCACGGTACAGGTTGCCAGCCAATGACAACGAACAGGCGATAGGGTTCACGCCTAAATAATCAAAACTGTCGGTACGGGTATTTAATTTTTTCGTCGGTTTTAAATCTATCAATCTTTCATTATTAAATAATAACGCGCCGCAAAACGGGATTTTTACTTTATCAGTTAATCCGTTCTCATACGTTAATACGCAAGTCATATCTGTGCTGCAAGTATTCCGCAGCCGGTAATAGGTTTCCTTATCTTTATTCATGACCTCCAATTCATGTTTCACGCGATTGGTAATTGTCCAGTCGCCTGTATTACGGGAATCATGGGATAATGAATCAATATATTTTTCCATGCGGGAAACTATTTTCGCTTTCTCATATTTGCGAGAGAGCGTAGCAGGGGAAATATAAACAGAGAATGATTCAACGCCGGTATATAATTGCGGCATTAAAGAAAACTTCTCAGCATTTAACGGATAGCGAACAGGGTTAATTTCATTTAATTGATTAACCAGTTCACGCCACCTTGCTAAATATTTCTCAAATTTAAAATATTCAGCATTGGTTTTAATGACCCCAATCGGGCGCACGGTTTTACCGTTCTTCTCTTCAGAAAAAACGGCAATCGCTTTGATCTCTTCAATGATGGCTTCTCGGAGTTCGCAAAACTCCATAAAGAGCGCTACATCCTGTGACATGGTTCTCTACTCCTGTTTATCGTTGCATCTATTTTTTTAGTTCAGTGGTGCGTTACAAGTAACGCACAACCGGATTTTAGAATCAATATGATTAGGATAGAACCGGACAAAAGATAAGCAAAGCGCACAAAAGAGAGGGGTGTCAGAATTTCTTTAAAACTTGATCGGCGCAGAACAGGTCTAAGATTAGAAACGCCAGATATACCAGACATACCGTTAGTGTGTCGTGCGCGTACAGGTGATTCACTGTCATGGCGCACAGCATCAGGCCAGCACTCACGCATGAAATAAAGATTGGAGGAATGGTTAGGAAGCTGAGAATAACAAATAAAATACCGGCAAGTATCGGTATTCCAGCATAATCAGCTACATTTACGAATCCGGCAGCGATAAGCACGCCGCCAGTAAGGGCTAAAATGGTGGAAACAAGTTCCTTTACGCTGGTAGCGCGTTCGCTAGTCATCCATTATCTCCTGATAACCTGATAGTAAGTCGGACACCTGATTAAGAAATTCAGCTTTCATTTGGGATAATACATTGATTGGTGTACTTGCGGGGATATTGCTTTGATACGCCAGCCAGAGATCTAACGGGTTTTCGGTTCCGGTGTTCGCTACTAATGATTCAATATCGAATCGAGGTAAATCAGAGGTCATATTCAGGCTCATAATTGTTAGTTTTTGTAAGCGCAAATTTATACTCGTTTTGGCGTTATAAATAAACCCTGAATCATGTAAAGATGGCAAATAATTAACCGCTCAGAATACACCAGACTCAACCGAGTTAATGACCCAAATATATCCAACGGTTACAAACAATACCGGATTAAATTTAATTACTTTAAAAATAACCACCATTGGATATAAAAACTAAATCGGAAATATATAGTTTCGGATATATGTAAAATAATTGTCGTCGAATTGGTCAAACCTTAACATTCATCCATGATAAATTTTTACCAGTCAGACCAAATAACCGCCCTACCCCTTTTAAGCGCTGAATGAACCCTTTCCGGTCAGCCACCAAGACCGGCCTTTAGTTGAGAATGAGAACTTATCTTAATGTCGTACAATGGCAATTATTAGACATTGATAGATATTCTCACTATGGGGGTATATAATCTGACGCGCCCAATTAATTAGAAAAATAGGTGTTCTATGGCTCAAAACTTAGTAACTACCACCAGCAATTTAGCCAACGTGGAAAATGTGCTAAATCAGGTCGCATTCGAGAATATCACCACGGAAGCGCTTTCAGGTCTGATTGCTAATGCGCAATTGCGCGGAATTGAGATCCAGAACTATCAGCCAGTACAGGACGCGATCAACCGGTTCTTGATCGGGTTCCATGAGCGCGGCGATAGATATTCAGCCAGAACGATGCAATCTATCAAAAGCGCATGGGAACGGTTTGATCGTTGGTGTCTCGATGTGGGCGCGTGTTCGTTACCGGCCAGTGTCGGAACGGCAGAGATTTACATCAAACAACGCGGCCAGCTGGTGCATAGAAATACACTGGCGATTGACCGCTGGGCGATCTCAAGAATCCATAAAGTAACCGGCTGCCCCGATCCAACGAATGACGAACTATTCAAAGGTACTTATGAGGGCATTGTCAGAAACAAAGTCCAGCATGAAGAAACAGTAGAGCAGGCGGCAGGCTTTCATGAGCACAATTTAGATCAGTTGGTGGATATGTGGCGATACAGTGAAAGCATAGCGAACCGGCGCGATCTGGCAATCATGGCCGTGGCTTATGAATCCATGCTACGCGCTCAAGAATTGGCGCGGGTTCGGGGGCGTCATATCAAAGTGTTTTCAGACGGTACAGGTGTTTTGACTATCCCAATCACCAAAACAAACCATTCGGGCGAACCAGACAAAGCGGCCCTGTCACGGCAGGCCGTAAGTATCATTATTGATTACCTGTCATTGTCAGGCCGTAAGCTGGGTGAAGACGTGCCACTCTTCGGCAAGGTGAACCGGTACAACAAACCAAGCACCGGTAATGAGCCGCTATCGGTGAAAACCATTGAGCGCGTGTTCGCCCGTGTGTGGGAAGTGCTGGGGCTGCAATACTACGGTATCCCGTGCCTGTCTGGTCACTCTGCCCGTGTCGGTGCGGCGCAAGACTTGGCGGCGGCTGGGTTCAACGCCCTTCAGATCATGCAGGCTGGGCGCTGGGCCAGTGAACGTATGGTGATCCGGTATTGTCGGGATATGTTCGTAAAAGATAGCGCAATGGCGATCCGGCGTGCCGGTAAAGTGTAGCGGTGAACCATTCGGAATAGCCTAATAGTTGGTTATCAAGATAGAACAAAGCCCCGTTATGGGGCTTTTCTGTTTAAATAATTCATATCAGACATGAAAAATATATTGCAGCATGTACCCATTGGGTATATTGTTATCTCAATGGTTCATTTGAACCGGACAACTACAGCGCCACCAGCCACCAGATAAGGAATCTATATCATGCCAAGCAACGTTATCTACTTAGAAAGACAAGGCTCAATGGGTGAACAGGTAAAAGCAATCGCCAACGAACTACGCGCAAAGGGTTATGTGGTTGACGTGGCTTATTCCTGTATCTGCGTGAACGGTACGCGCCGTGCTGACGGTTCACTGCAAATGTTCACTGAAGCTGAAGCAGTTGATGTAATTGCGCCATATCAAGCGCTGAAAGCTACCAGCATTGGGAACAATGCAAGAATTGATGTGGTATGGGCTGAAACTACCCCTGAGCAGGAAGAGGGAGAATCTCTTCCTGAAACATGGGCCGACATGCAGGCTGTTTTAAAAGACCTGAGATCGGAAGCTAAAGACAACGCTCGTAAAGAGTTTGAATACAGAACTATCCGCTTTCGTGGCACGTTCTTAGTGGCGCGTGACGATAAAGACGAATTGTTATTCGGAACCGCTGAAGATTGGGACTTCCCGAAAACCAAAAAGCAATGGCTGGCAGATCTGAAGCGCGTCAAAGAGCTTTATCCAACGGTGAAATTCATTGATGCAGAGGTAGGTTGTGACTCTGCGGAATCACCATGCGAAATGATGAATGACAACTACGAACCTTGGACGGGCAGCGCTTGTGCAACCGTCTATGTCTATCCAGACGACGAACCAGCACAACCAGAAGCCGTACCAGTAGTTGAAGAAGAAGAGGAAGCGGAAATGACAGAATCAAAAGTAACAAAAATCAATTACTTTGCACCAATCGACACAATGGGTGATGTAACCGAAATCGAAGCGTCTAACTATCGCTCATGGGCTCATAACCAGCTAACAGAAGCGTTTCCAGAGGCGGTTATAGAAGTAGTAAGCGATAACTCAACAATAACCAGCATCATTGAATCGGACAATCAGGCGGAGACTGATAGAGCAATTAGCTTTTGCCGTGAATTGTGGGATCGTGCTCCGTGGCCGGAAGAATGGAGCCGCGAATTGAAGGACATTAACGAAGCTGAAAATGTTGATACTGAAATAAGGTCAGAGGATGGCTTTATCGTTGTTAAGTTCCAGCATGAAGGCAAGGGATACAACATGGCCGCTTGCTTAGAAAGACGGGAGATAGGCGAATTTGAATATGAATTCCTGCCGGTTGTCAAAGAGGAGGATTCCGGCATGGATTGGGGTATGTGTGGTGACACTAACGACGAAGTATTTGAAGTATTCGGTAAAGAAGCCGCGACTGAATGGTTTATGAATCAGATCGCTGGCTCAGTAGATATCATCGAATAACAGGCATGAGGGCCGCCGCTGGTGGCTCTAACCAATCCAAGAAGCATAAGGAATACACATCATGGCAACAGTACATAAAACCCTACACAGCGTTCTCGTTTACTTCCCGTTCGGTGAAAAGTCGAATGACTTCTTTTTCAATCCATTGGAGACAGTCAAAGAGTTAAAAGTCACTGACTATCACCAGCACTGCGATTATGAAGAGAAGTTAGCGTGGATCGCTGAAATGACCGGCGAACGGTACGGGTCAGAACTGATAAGCGAGATCGCGGCAAGTCTGGTTGAAGTGTCATTGATGCAACGCATAGAGAAACGCCGCGTGATTGCTGGCTTGCTGATTAAAACCGCTCTGCAAGATGCACATGTCGATTCGCTGGTGGAAGGTCTGGATCTCCGTGGTGTGCTTTGCAAGATGGAAGAAGCGGCACAGGGTATGTCGCCGTTCGTTGAGGCTTGCGTCAATGAGAATAGCGTCAAAGAGCTGGCGGAAGGCTTAACGATGAATCCAGACCACGGAGATATGCAGGAATGGGATTTAACGCCGAACCAGTGGCGTGAATCAATCAGAACAGCATTACTGGCGAAGGCGTATTGCTGCGGGACATACGACTATATCAGTTCGATCAGGGAAGATTATTACTCACTGAAGCATGAGTTTGATGATTGGGTTAATTGTCCAGAACTAAAGGAAATCACCATCTGATGTTATCTAATTAATCGCATGGCCGCCCGTGCTGGTGGCCTTCTAATGAGCAAGGAATACATATCATGGCTAGAGTGATTGATATTTTAGAGCACGAAACCTGCCCTAGATGTTATGGCACGGGCGAGTATTCATACACTTCAATGTACGGGCGCACCTGTTTCAAATGTCACGGCGCGAAAGTGGTGTTTACAAAAAGAGGTCAGGCCGCCTACAGCTATTTAGAATCCATTCTTGAAATCCCAGCGACAGACGCGGTTGTTGGTGGCCGCTATCGCCTTTCGTCAGCTTCAAAGCGCTTCACAGTGAATTCAATCAGTCGTGACCCTAGCGGCATTAAGAAAAGCGTAAACGGCGAATGGGTGGACGTTATGTGCATTGTGCTTGAAACGCCAAACTCAAGGATCGTGATTCCAGAGGGTTTAATAATCTCTCGATTACCAACTGATGACGATCTGGCTAGGGTGGCAGCATTTCAGGAGTGTTTAACCAAGGCTGGGAAGGTAGCCAAGAAGCACCAAGCCAAGTACGCCGATGATGAAGCGGCACAGAAACTATTTTAATGATTAATCGCCACCAGCTGGTGGCCTTTTAACGCAATCAACAAAAGGAATTAGCATTACAGCTTTACCACTAAGACCCGCAAGAGCGGGTTTTTTATTGTCTGGTTCCCGCGTGCTGGTGGCTGATAATTCATATCTGATATGAATAAATCCTTGTTATATGTACCCAATGGGTATATCTTAAAGTGGAAATCGGTTCAGTTGGCATCAAGGAGCGCGAAAATGTCAGACCAAGAATTCAAAGTTGTAAAACACCCATACTATGTTGTTGCTGGGGTATCTCGTCGTCACAGTGTTTCTTTCCCGAAAGGTATGTACTTAAAAGCGGAAGATAAAAAGGCGTGGATTGGTGAACGCCTGCATACCGTGTTTAGCTTCTTTGAGCCTTCAGCAGTTGAGATGATCGAGGCAGCTTTACAGGACGTGGCAACACAAGAGCAATACACACGCAACAAGTTAGCGTCAGCGCTGGCTGAAATCAGTAAATCCGAAAAAATCACTCAGACAGCATTTAAAGATCTGCGCGTTAGATTCAACGATTGTATGTCATTCGCATGGGGCGAAATCAAAGAGGCGTGCAGAAAAGATAACAGTGATAAATGGCTGGACGAAATTTACTGGATTTATCAACCTGAATCCCACACGTTCGCCGCCACCGAAAAGAAACTGAATGCGATTCTGGAAAAAAAGGACATTTCAGCACTGGCAAAAACTACCGCTGAAAAAGGTCTGCAAATTCTGGCTGATAACAAAGCCCTGTTGAACCGCGTCATGTCATACAAAAATAAGATCGGGCAGCGTGGCGAATGTGCGCCAGCTGAACACAAAGATCCGGTACAGGTGTTTGTATCGAGCGCTACCGGTAAGAAAGTTGAAGTAATGCTTTCTGAAATGGCTCAAGAACACAAAGCAAAACTGATTGAGAGTTACACCGGCCTGTTTAATCGCACACTGGCTGACTACACAGCTATCAGCACTGAAGAATTTGAACAATTATCCCGTGGTCAGATTTCCCAAATGATGTTTTTTGTGTCGATGTTCTTTGACTGCAAACGCGGCGAAACAAAATTTACCCGTCACGCCCACACAGATGAAAAGATCCAGCAGGAAGCAGAAAAACAGGCGGATTTAGTTGTAAACCGTTATGTATTCAAAATGATCGGCAAGCTGGGTGCGCTGGTGGATCTGATGGGTGTACCGGATGAAATCAAAAGCAGTCACGACTCAAGTTCAGGTTATCTGGAAGGGTTAATCAGCGTTCGCTATAACGATGGCCGCGCCTATACCGCAAAAACAAGTCTGGAATGGTCACATAGCATTTACGGCAAACCATTTACCCGCTTTCCATGCCGCTTTAAAGGTGTTTTTGCAGCTGGTGGCGCATTGGTTAAGCGTGCCATGTCAGAAGCAGAGATGATTGAGTGGGCGCGTTCTCAAGCGAAATAAAACAAGCTGGGCGGTTCGCCGCCCTCACTTACACCAAGGAGCAATATATTATGCAAAATCAATTACAGCGTTACTCAATGGCAAATGACGGTACATTCACAATCAACGTGATCGGTGCGCGTCCGTTCATGCTGATTGCGGCGTATAACTTTGAGTTTCTTGTGGGTGATCTGGTTGTCACCAAAGCAAAGAAAATCCCCGCCGTTGGCAGCGCCGACTTTGACAGTTCTTATAGCTTTAAATCACCAATCACTGATCCAATTCGTGCGGCGCATGACCTGATGACTGCGGATCGTTTTGCTGATGACTGGCTTCAACCAATGCTCAAGTCGCTGGTGGCGTTATTCAATGAAGGCGACACCGATTTAGAATCTTTTGCGCGTGAGTTTGGATTGAAAGACCTTCAAGCCTACGACACCAACGAGCCAAGCGCTAAGAAAGCGAACATCATTTTAACCGGTAAATTCTAAGGGGCTGTAATGAGTCAGAAGCAAAAGCAGGTTGAGTTTTTAGCTCATGCCGCCCAAACATTAGGAATGAATGCCACGGGGATCGTGGCATTACTGGACGGCGTAGACTATGCCACCTATGGCAAATGGGCGCGTGGGGAACGACGCATGAGTTCCAGCGCGAAAACCGCAATTAACATGCTGTTGTGCATGAAGGCGGCCCAAGATATGAAAGTGCCAGCGTTCGACGTATGGCGGAAGCATTGCGCCACCAGCGCAAAACAAACCAATCAAGAAGCAGAGTAATTGATATGAACAAAATTGACGTAGTTGTACCGGCTGGTAAATCCGGCGATTGGACGGTGACAGATTTCACTATCACGCCAGAACAATCAAAGCTAACCATGATCCGCGCCATTGTTAGCGGTCGGCGCGACGAAATGATCGAAGCCGGTAACTATAAGATGCTCAAGAACGGGCGTGAAATCGTAATGTCTAACTCACAAATGGAAATCAATTCTAACCGTGATTTCATCAATCGGGCCAAGGGAAACGTGCTAATCAATGGGCTGGGGATCGGTATGGTGCTGACGGCGATTCTGGATAAGCCAGAAGTGAAGGCTGTTACTGTGGTTGAGTTATCGGAAGACGTGATCAAGTTAGTCGCACCAACGTACCAGCATCACCCGAAATTGACGATTGTTCACGAATCCGCGTTCCGGTTCGAGCCACCAGCACGGGCGCACTATGATGTCGTGTGGCATGACATATGGAGTTTCATTTCACCCGATAACGTGGACGAAATGGACACGCTGACAGAGAAGTACCGGCAGATCTGCGATTGGCAGGGATGCTGGAAGCAGGACGACTGCGAAGAAATGCTCACGCTGCGCCTGATGGCAAGCGCCGATTGGTAATGGCATCATGCAACCAGCCAGAAAAGTGATTAAATCTTAGTCACAGGATATGAACAATTTATGTGGATAACTCTGTTTGCTTTTGGTTGTCCACACTTCCTAATCTACCGGTGGAAATCATGAAGAAAACAGGCTTTATCGACGGCGAACGAGTCACCTTACGGGCTGTGAATAATTCTGATTTGAAAGTAGCAGTACAGGCGACATGGTGGCGTACCGGCTGCAATGTCAAAGCCGTGACCATCACTTACCCGATGACGGTATGGGCCAATGCGTGCCGATGGGTTGAAACCGCCGATGACGAGCGATTTAGAAAGGCTTTTGAACAACTTAAACAAGATGCGGCGCTGGTGGATATGATGGAGAACGCCCTCACCCGCGCTAAAGAACCGTCACGGAACTGGCGCGGAATGAGTGGCAGAAAGTGACGCGGGGCGGATTCGGGGAAATTAATCTACGCTAACTTCCTAATCAGTATTCCAAAATCATTGATCGGTTGTTATTCTCTAACCACTTCCTAATCAGGTATTTTTGCATGAATCGCCCAATCATTGCGACTAATCCTTCAGAGTGGCGTGAAATCGTCGCTCATTGGTTACACCAGATCGAAACAAACACGATCCCAGCCGGTGGATTTCCAATTGCTGGGATCACGCACCTTGTTTGTAAGGCCCATCTAAAAAACATCATCAATTACCGCGCTAAACGCATTGAGCGAATGCTTGCTTATGGCCGGTATATGGATGCTTTGCAAATGTACGAACCGCATTGGCGCTTACCAGCAGTGAACCAGCTACGCGAAAAGTCAGACCGGCTGGGCGTGCATGGTTACTGGAAGCTGGTTAGGGCTATGTGGGATTCGCTGATAGAGATTTGGCCTTTTGAATCGGCGCTGACTGCGATCCTGTCTGATGTGGACGAGCGGGAACTACTCATGTCCGTTAGCGAACGTTCACGCCTTAATAGCCTGCCTGATGAAGTTGTTATCTATCGTGGTGTGGGCCGCAAATGGCCGCGCTCCGGCCTTAGCTGGACATTATCGCCGCTGGTGGCGGAAGAGTTCAGTCGTCATTACCAAGGCAAGCGTTACCTGACAGCCACGGTTAATAAGTCCGATATTGCCGCCCTGATTAATCTCGATGGACAGTTTGAGATCGTCATGGCCGCCGCGCCGCGCATATATGCCAGCGCCCTGATTGAAGAAGAGGAATAAACCGCATGTATGAGTTAAGCCTTGAATCGCTGGGAAGTGAAGCCGAACCGGATAACGGCCAGCCGAAGAACTTTCTCTTATCAATGGCGCACCATCTGGTTAGAAGCCTGCTCACGCGCATTGATGACGATCTCTCATTGCTGGTGGTAGTCCAGAACAAGAAAGCCGCTGAAGCCATCCATGACGTGATCTGTCATATGAATTCTATGTCCTATGACCATCGTTACAACCATGCGCTGATCGCCAAAAGCAACGTGTCTGGTGTGAAAAAAGCAATGGTCATGGTCAATACCCAATATCACCCGTTATTCACTGACGCATTGAGTAACGGCAACGATACCCGCCGAACACTGATGATAGTGCAAGGCGATCTCATGAAGGGTTCCCCACTGGCAGAACTAGCCACTAAACGGGAAGCCGAACTTTACAAACTGATTTAACCCAAGCCCTTTAAGGATTGAACCGTGGAAGAAGTGAAAAAGACACCCATTGCTCAAGCAGTAGAACAAGCCGCAAAACAGCCAGCACCGGAAGTTGATCCGGTTGCTATGTTTCGCCAAGTCATGGCGCAAAACTTTGTGCAGCATTGCGTAAATGCAGCCGTAGCCGAAAAAGTTGAAAACCCAGCAATGGAAGGCGTCAAAGTCGCGCTGAATGAGTTGCTGGTGGCGACATTTAATCAGGGTGATATCCAACAGGCCATTGGTGTGATTGCAAATGCTATCGCTACCGTGGGCTTTGATGATGGCTCGACGCTGGCAGATCAGCTGATGGGTGCGTGGGCGGTGGCGGCCAGCCGTAACAACAAGATCAATATGCTGTTAGGCCGTATGCGTGATGAAGCAGACGCGGATTTCCAAGCATTCACGCATAACCAGATCATGGCATTGCGTAATGAAGTATTCCCACCAGCACCAGAAGAAGCAGTACCAGCAGCCGAAGCAGAACAGGCGGAGTCGTTACCCGCTGAAGCTGCGCCAGAGCAGGCCGCTGAAGCTGTACCGGTAACAGAATAAGGCCGGTGGTTCCCTCATTTGTGAGGGGGCCAGATAGACAAAAACCCGCCGAAGCGGGTTTCTGAAATTGACGCGGTTCGTTACACCGACATCAAGAAGCAAAGGAATCATACGTCATGGGACAATTAGGTACAACCACATTTGAACAGCAGCGTGAACGAGCGAACAAACAACGCGCACGCCAGATCGAAAAAGACCGCGCAAAACGAGCCGATCCAGCATGGCAGCAAGCGCAACGAGAGAAGCAGTTAGCCGCCGCCCAGCGTTACCGAGAAAACCAGATCGCCAAGCGCAAAGAAGCACAGGCGCAACCAAAACCAGCCAAAGCCACCAGCAGCAAACCGGCAGCACCCAAGAAGACCAAACCAGCCACCAGCAAAGGGATGTTAGGCCGCACGCCTACCGCCTTTGAGAAGCGCGTTATGAATCAGATCGGGAAGTTGTCATGTGAATGCTGTAACCGCGTGGGCCGAGATATGCCGGTTATCAGTCTGCACCACGTCAATGGCAGAACAGCGCCACTGGCACACGTTGAAGTCTTGCCTGTTTGTTGCTGGCATCACGACACGCCAGCCGACAAAGAAGCCCTGACAAAATACCCCGACTTGATCCCGACTCATGCCAAGGGTAGCCACGGCGGAAAGGCCGCGTGGACAAAACAATTCGGCACAGCTGAAGACATGCTGGTGGTTATCTGGCAACGGCTGGGGCTGGTTGAATTAATCGCCGCTGAACTGGCAAAACAGGATCAGAAGACGCGGGAAAACTGGCACGAAAGATACCCGAAAATCGACTTGTTTGAACTTCCTAATCAATAAGTGCATTATGACTACGTGCTCTTTGAATCATTGTTATTTCCGGTGTTTAGTTAAGAGTCAGATCGCACAGGGTTCTCATTCTCGCTGAGTGAGCACCTTTAAGGGAAGGAAGGCGTTTAGGTTGATACGAGCCCCCTAAGCGCCGACCCACCCTTAAAGGTGAATTTCCTTTAGTGGTCTGGATGTTCGCTTGTATTCCTTATCGTTGTTTCGCCAGCGCCCCTAGCGGCGCTGTTTTTTTATCAGAATGGTTTTAGTCATGCAGAATACGTCGATCAACGTGGTTGCCGTGACGATTGCAACCAAGAACGCCCCCGTGATGCTAACCGCTACACTCACGGATAACGCTTTACACGTCATTTCATGTGACGCCCTACCCCGTTCTATCAAAAAACTCCGAAACACGCTGGAAACGCTGGTGAAGCGTGCCAAAGAACGCAATCTAACCCTGTTTGTTGAAGATCCAACGTCGCTACTGGCTGGGTTAGGTTATGGCGTGCGGCTGGATGACAAAACAATGGATAACCGGCCCGTACTGGCGTTAGGGCTGGAACGCTACCGCGCACTAACCAGTGTCGGGGGTATCCTGTTTCCAGAAGGCCGAGAGAACGAATACGCGATCAACGATTCTATGTTGAACGTGAAGGTGACTGATAACGGGAAAACCGTTTATGAAATTGACTGGTCACAACTCAAAGATCCATGCCGTGCATTGCTGATCGCAATCTATGGCGCTATGTGTCAAAACCCGATGCACGAAGCCTATCTGGAAAGCCTATTTTCCATGATGGGCGAACAAGAAAATGTTGCCCGAACATTTATCCCATTACCTACCGCAAGCCAATTCCTAACCGACGATAACTATCCAGTTTATGCCGGTACACGGAAAAGGTGGCTATGAGCAATATATCCAGATTATCCCCGCTAAACGTTGATGATGAAATTTTACGAGGCTATCTGTTTAAAACTGTCTTAGAGCAGGCGAACGACAAGACAAATACAGATTACACCGAGTACGAGATCAAACAGGACGAAGAATACCGGCCTGATTTGGTTTCCCAGCGATTGTATAAGACGCCCGATCTGCGCTGGGTGGTTAGTTTACTGGCTGACGTTGAAGACGAGGCAGATCCTTTGCCGATTGGTTCCGTGTTCCGGTTCCCGTCGATTGTCTGGTTACGTGAACAGATCCGCCACTTTGCAGACGGGGGCGGTCTGTAATGCCTACTGAACTCGAACAGGACAAGAACGGTCGTTTTAATACGCTGGGGCTGAACAGCAAAGACTTTGTGAGGGCGTTCAACCAGATCGCCAAGAAGAACACAAAGAAACGCCGTGACGCCCGTCGCACGCTCACGCCGCGCATTCTGTCGCGCCGTAAATCCATTGAAGAGATTGTACGGTTAGGTAAGAAATCGGATGGAACAGAGTTCACCTTAGAAGAACTCGACCGCATGAACAAGATGCGACTCCGGTTTAAGAAACGCCGTGGCGGTGTCACCGGCATAACTTGGCTTGAAATCGCTGGGCGTTCCAGCTCGATCCGTATTGACCGAGCCAGCAACCGATCTAATGACCGGCGCGGGATCAGCAAAGCCTCATTGCTGGGTATCAGGGCCAATATCATCACGTTGCGCGTGAAAGCGTCGGAGAAGTCAGTCCACCAAGAGCACCGAGTCAAGATCCGGCTCGAAGAGTGGGATGAACTGTTAGCTGACGCTGACGGCACAGATAAAGGCTACCAGAAGGCGGCTAAATACGCATGTGCAGGCCGAGTCTCGTTTGATTGTGACTGTGGCGATCATCAATACCGTTACCGCTACATGGCAACGCTGGGGAACTACTGCCTAGCGCCCCCCAAAGAGTTCGCCTTTCCGAAAATCCGTAACCCTGAACTAACCGGCCTTGCGTGTAAGCACGTCATTAAATCTATGTCCATGTTGCAGTCTGTGGTGTGGCAACGCGCCCTAGCAAAGCAGATGGAAATACAGGCCAGAAAATCCGGCTATGGCGACGACAAGCGCTCACAGGTGGTGTTCAACAAAGACGAGCAGAAAAAACTAGATAAGAACCGCTCCGGTGAAGTGGATGCGGAAAAACTGAAGGCCCGTTGGCAGGAGTACCAGAACCGGCAGCAAGCCCTATCCCGCAAGTTCAAAACCGATAAGAAATCCATTGAAAAAGAACGCGAAAAACTGGTGAAAGCACGCAAGTCAGCCAAGGCAGCCGAGAAACGCGCAATCGACGCGGAAAAGGCCGCCACGAAAGCCCGACAAGCCGCCCGAAAAGAGGCGGTAGCGCTGGCAAGAGACCGGCTGAAATTGCAATACCAATCATTTGCTGATGCGTTCCGAGTCGTCGGAATGACCCAAGCGCAAGCAATGGCCGCTTTCGCCAAAGAGAAAAAAATCACCGTGTCGAAATTGGAGGAATTATTGAAATGACCGAAGCGGTATTAACAAGGGCGAGGAATGCCGGACACTCCCCACTCAACAACCAGATCCGTGATGATTGGCGGCGCTTAATTGAGATCCATCCTGACAGTTTTGATGTGCTGATTTACATCCCGAACGGGACACAAAACACACCTGAAGAACCCACGGATGAAACCGCGCTATTTGGTGATGTGGATATCCACCAGCACGCAATCTCATATGATTTGCCACAATTCGGATCGTGCTTAGTGGCGACACTGGATGATCCCGCATTCTCCGGTATGTGGGACGAACCAGACAGTACGGGTGACGGTGCAAGCGGCACGCTCACTGTGCTGTTATCAGCTGGTCAAGCGCCGGTCGGTTCGATCTTGGAGTGGGCCGAAGAGGACAGCAACGGCGAAAACCGCCTTGTCTGGTGGTATGTGCATTCAGTGGATGTGATCGGTACAGCTTCAGCTGGTGCGCTGCATATCTGTATCCCATGTGGCGATCTGGAATCGGCCCAGCAAGAAGCCGCCGCCGCAATCCTTGAGGGGGCCGCCTAATGTCTGATCCAATTATTGTTTCATGGACTGAGTTTGTTGCAACGCTGGGAACGGAACGGGAAACGCATGATTTCCAGCCGGTAGATATCGGCTTCGGTAATTTGCTGGTGGCAATCCTGCAAGGTGCGCAAGTGTCCAGTACAGCCAAGCAATACGAGGCGTTTCTGTCATTCTTGGAACGCGCCCCGAAAGATCAGGTGAAGAAATCTCCCTATCAAGATCCGAAATCGTTTCTACGGGCTCTGAGGGCGTCTGCAAAGGGCCGCACTGACGAGGTGGCAAGTTCTATCGCTGAAACCGGCAATAAGCCTGCAATCAACTTACAGGCGCTACCAATCGTGTTCTTTAACCGAAAGCTGGGCTTCTCGAACGCGGAAGGGGATCGGTATATTCCAGTTCGCCAGATCGCTGACTTAGGCACAGTGAATGAAGATGAAACGGAAACGCTGGGCGCATATGTCCACCAGCACCACTTAAACCTGACGTATCAGGTGTATTTGCTGGCATGGGATGAAGTCACGCTTTCCCGTATGGCGACACTGTATGCAAGTTATTTCCGGCTACACGCCCGAACATTCCTAGTGCAATCGCGGGTGTTTGGGCTGGCGATTGACGGCACGGTGGATATCCTGCCTAACACGATTTCATGGGACGATATGAGCCCTGATATCGAAAGTGATCGCCTGTTGTGCCTGACTGCGACGGTTGAAGTGGTTGCGCCGGTTTATGAGGGGGTTTATGCCAACGAACAGGAAGTGAATTACAACCTGTTAGAACCGATCCCTGTTTTTGACATGGGGGCTTGATCATGGCTGAACTTCAGCAACTCTTTTTCCAGAAAATCACCGTGAACGGCACGGAGATCCCGATCTATAACCTTGATAGTGGTACTTACATTGAGGGTATCAACCTTGAGGGGCCGTTACTCATTCTCAATTTCTATGATGTGGACGGCACACTACGCGATAACTACGGGCTGGTGGATGGCGCGGTATTAAGCGTCAAAATGGGCGATCCGAACGGGCGCGGTGATGCTTATTTTACGACTGATTTTGTTGTGGGCCATCCAATCGTACAGGGTGATCGGCTGCGCGTGGAAGCGATAGAAAAGCAGGTCTACGCGCTCAAGCAACCAGTGAAGACAGCCATGTTTTTTAACGGTGACAAGATCGCGGATATTCTGGCTGAACTATTCGCCGGTTATAAGATTTCAATCGCCAGCAATGCCACCAGCATGAAAAACAAGCTGTATCAGCATGTCACAGCCGGATCAACGCCAGCTGCCATGCTGCGCAAAGTTTGCCGTGACTTGGGGGCTGCTATTTGGGTGGCACGCGGGACGGTTTACTGTGCGCCGCTCACCATGCTGGGGAATCAGGAAAAGGATTATCCGGTACTGGAATATCAGGGCCAGAAAACAGACCATCCAATCTATGCCTATCAAGCGATCCACGTAGCGGAAGCCGCCGCCCGACAAGCGACAAAATGCTATATATCGTGGGATATCGTCAACGGTATGCAGAAATCAACGGCGAACCCTGACGCGCCGCCGCAAATACTCCCGCAAGTCCCATTAGAGGCACTGAATAACCTTCATGTGCATGTCGTCCCGTGCATGTTGGCTGACATGCTGGGGAATGGTTCATATACGGCTGGAATGACTATCGGTGTTCGCTTAAACCGGTTCTCTGAAAATGCTGTACTGGATGAATCCATGCCAGCACGCCAGCTAATCACGCTGGTTAGTCATATCGGGGATAAAAAGAGCTACAAGTGCAAGGTAACTACGGGGGTGATCCAATCATGAGCATGACCGGAAAACTATCAGGCCGGTATCGGGCCAGCGTCGAAAACACGGCGCACCCTGAAAAGTATTACATGGTTCAGATCCGTGTGTTGGGGCTATGGGACGATCTGCCAGTATCCGCGCTCCCGTGGGCTGAATACGAGCTACCGCTAGGCGCACGGGCTAATAGTGGTGTGGCTTGTCCGGTTGAAGTGGGCGATCTGGTGTGGGTGCAGTTCGAGCATGACGATACCCGCGCCCCGATCATTACCGGTAGTTGTTTGTATGCGCCTAATAAAGTCCCGAACCTGCCACATGAGGCAATCGCCGGATCGGAAGCGTACCAGCACAAACGAGCAGAAGGCGAACCAACGCCCGACGCGGTGGAATACCATAAAAACACGGTTTTATCACTGAATGGAGTCTTGATAGAAATTGAAAAATCGGGTGCGTATCGGGTTACACAAAAGGCGTCGGGTTCAGCGGTTGAAATCAACAAAGACGGAAAGATCGTGTTGCACGCTGAAAGCGATATCTATCTATCCGCTACCGGAAAACAGCAAGTAAAAATAACCGGCAATGTCACGATGGAAACCGAAGGAGATTTTGCTGTGACAGCTGGTGGCAAGTTCAGTGTTACAGCTGGTGGCGCACTGGAATTTAGCGGCAGTAATGCTGATTGGACGCTGGGGTAATGTATGGCAGGCGTAGCGCTTGAGGGTTCTATCTGTTCCGGTCACGGTGGTTATCCGCCGCGCCCGTCGATTGAGGGACAGCCGTTGTTTCGTGTAAATGGGGTGGCGGTGCATTGTGACGGCGATAATTGGGCCATGCACACAAAGCCAAACAGTCCACCTCATGGCGGGATTGGGATCGGTTCTGTGCCGTTTACCATCAACGGCGATAAGGTCTGTATTATGGGTGACGTTGTTTCGTGTGGATCGGTCATTGTGACGGGTGACGAATCATTTCAAATAGCATAAGGGGTTGATCTATGGGTTTATTAAGCATGTTAGGGTTGGGCGCTCCAACGGCCACCAGCGTAGAAAATGGCGCTGTTGGTGTCATTGAGGCAATCGGGGACGCTGGCGACAAACTGTTTACCAGCGACGAAGAAAAGGCTCAGTGGTCTGTACTGATGGAAAAAGCCAAGCAATCACCGGCCATGATTCAGGCGGTGATTACAGCGAACGAAGAGAAGAATTCAAGCAAGTACATTGCTGCGGCCCGTGCGACGTTGATTTATGCGCTGGTGGCTTCTCTGACGTACAACCTGCTGATCCGAGACTTTGTGATCATGGCGTTTCACGTATTACCGGCTGACGTTCCCGCGTCCCCGTTAAGTGTAAGCATGATCCTGAATGTGTTGGGCCAGTTGATGGGCGTTTCTGTTGGTGGCTAGTGGTGTATAGACACTACTCAGGTGGTGTATAATTTTCTGTGTAAAAAAATAGTACGCTAACAGGTTGCCCGACCATCCCTACCCGCCTCAAAAGAGGCTCAAGAAATGTTAGAAAATATCTATTCGCAAGATATGTACCGCGCCCTGAAAGCGGCTGGCGGTCTCAGTTCTCCGGCTGGTGCAAAAGCAACGGCAGCGCGTGGTGATGTGGATAGCGCTGTTGCTCAAATTCAAGCCATTACAGATATCTCGGATAACCCGCCAATCGACGAACTGACGCAATTACCGATGAACGTCCCGCCTGAAGTGCTGGCGGCGGCAGAGACACTAAAGACACACCAAGGCAGTGTGACCGGCACAGGGTTAGTGCTGGATTCATTGAGTGCAGCAATTAGTACCCGCATGAGCGATCCGGCTGGCAATCTGGCTGTGATGGGTGTCGCCTCAACCATTGCGCAAAACATGAGTGAGGTAGAGGGTGGCTGCGGCCCGTTGGGTGCGGCGTTCTCTGTGCTGACATCAACCGGAAACACGGATGATATACGCGAGTTGTTGGGCCTGTTACCGCTCGATGATATTGAGGCGTTTTTTGTCAGTGTCGTGGGTGTCGTGGAAGAACTCACACAACCGGAAATCGATCAGCTGGCGGCGCTTATGGATGATATCGGCACAAAGATAGCCAGCATGATCGGATCGTCCAGTACCCTGCAAAGCATGGTGTCTGAAGCTGAAGCTATGTGGAGTGATTTATACAGCTCATTTGAGCAGGCAGTACAAACATCTGTCCTGATGTCCGTCCTTAAAAATCCGTGTCTTCAGGCGGCTGCTGAAGCCATGATGCCGGATGATGCGAAAACAGTAATGAACGACTACCTGAACTCATAACCCCTGTAAAAACAGGTTTCACCACTGATCAAAAACTTTGTTATATGATTGCAGTGTAATCACTTCCTAATCAAGAGATCGGCTTACGACCCTTGAGTGGTTACACTCCCATCCCCCATACAATTTGTTGCCCTATTTGGAGTTGGTCAGAACCAGCTCTTAGCCGTTTTTTAAACAATAGGGGCAATTCAATGTCTGCTAAACAAAAACACGCGGCGCGAGTCGCTGCTATTACTCAAGATTCGGAACAGATCCGCGCCGTTTGTGTCGATGCAATGTTTGATCAGTCTGGTTTTATCGCTGACGACAAAGCGCGTATGAACGCTATCGCTGCAATGGCTGAAAAACATCCCATGTTTGAAGCGTTAGGCGCTCATGCTGGTGGTGTTGCGGTGGCGTGGGGTTCTGCTATCAAAGAATTCTATGACTGCTACGGTACGCTGCCTTCTGACGAGATCTTAGCGTCTGCGGCGCAATCATTACGCAATATCACTACCGGCATTTCAGCTGACGGTAATGTGAAGATGTTGGAAAGTATCGGTACTTCCCTGTCCACTTCTGAAGGTGTTGAAATCCGCGCTAAACAAGCCGGTCTGATCCTGCCTGTTATGCTGATGGCGGCAACTTCTGACGCTGTAACTTACATCCCAGCACAAGCAAACGAAACTGAAATTTTTGAAATCCGCCGCGTGGCTGGCTCAACCTTCGGTGACTACACAGCGGGTGATGAAATCGGCCTGTTTGCGAATGGTCAATATGCGTCAATGAACCAGATCTACCCGTTCTTGGCTGACCAACAACCGGATGGCGTGAAAACATCTTTCACTTACGACTCTTCAACTGCTGGCTTCCAGACTGTTGTTCCGTTCAAAAAAGGCACGGTCAAACTGCTGGCAAACCGCAAAGTAGTTGCTACCGAAATCGACGGTCAATCAGCGAAGTTGTTTGGTTCTGTCACCGTTGGTGAAACTGAAATTACCCTGAACGCCACACTGACCTATGCAACAGGTGTTGCGGTTATCACTTCTGGTGCTGAACTGCCATCTGGTATGAAGCTGATGCTGGAATTCGATGTAGACATCGAAGCAAAAGCAGACCTGATCCCGACTATCACTCATGACATGCAATCATGGAAACTGAAACCGCATGAATCCGTGATCGCGGCAGAGCACACCATTCAAGCGTATTGGGCAATGAATCGTGAATTCTCTCTCGATATGCGCTCTATGCAGATGAACCATTTACGCAACTATCTTGCGTATGAAAAAGACTTACGCAACCTGCGTAAAATGTTGATCGCGGCAACTGATACCGCTTCATTCGATCTGACCGTACCGGATGGCCTGAAACCTTCTGAACATTACGAATCACTGAATCAGACTTTACTCACTCTGTCTCAAGACATGCTGGTGCGTACAAAAGTTTCTGGTCTGGTGGGTCTGTTCATGGGTGCTGCGGCATGTGCAGTTATCAAATCGCTGGACTCTACCTTCTTCCAGATGGCCCCGAACTATAAACAAGTACCGCGTATCCACTATGTCGGCGTGCTGTTTGGTCAGTTCAAAATCTTTGAAGTACCTACTGAAGTTGAAGCAATCAAAGGCGATACAGATACCAAGCTGGGCGCGTGGGACTGTCTGTGCTATGCACGCGGCGAACAGCACACCCAAGCCGGTATCGTAGCCGGTGATGCGGTTCCTGCAACGCTTTACAACCACGAAACCACTAAAGCATTGGTTGACCGCAATACCTTGTGGGAACTGGCTTACTGCGACGTTCACCCTAATGACGGTGGCCGTTACTTCACCAAACTGACCTTCACACAACCGGCTTAATCGTGGCGCATAGGTGCGGCTGATTGGCCGCGCCTGTAACGAGGGTAAATATCAATGAAATTATCTGTTTATAACCCTACTGGTAGCCGTGCTGTCGTGCATGGTACGGGCAAGTTTGCCGGTATCACCGTGCGCTCACTGTTCGCAACGCGGGGGCTTCAGGTGTTTGACGTTGCCAGCCAAGAGCACGCGGATTGGCTAACCCGTCACATCAAAGCGTCAATCCCTTCAGTGCAAATCAAAGTGATTGGTGATGCGGTTGCGCAAGAAGCGCCAGCCGTCGAAGTTGCGCCGGTTCAGGAATTAGCGCCAGTAGCGGAGCCGGAAGTTAAACCGGAAACGGCAGCGGAAGAACCAGCGAAACCCGCGAAACCGGCACACAAGAAATCCACCAGCCGCAAATCTCAAACCGTTACTGAAACCAAGGAGTAATGAATGAATAACGCGATTCCATTAACCCTGTCGAACGTGGCACAAGTGGCAGTGCAGGCAATCAACGCCAGCACTACCATTTCCACGGGCGGCACGGGTAGTGAGTCAATTTTCGCTGGTGTCGTGATCAGTGAAAAGGGCCAGCCGTTTGAAATCATCCAGATCGACAAATCGACTTGGAAAAGCAAGCTGGGTTTACCGTATCACCCATCATTAGGCAGCGTTATTGCAGAGCCATTACGTCACGTTGCTGACGCGGTGGAAGGTGGTTCAGGCTACGTTGTGCGTGTGGTGGCTGAAGAAGCTATTTTCCCATATCTGCGCGTAACTGACGTTGAATTGAACGCGGCAAATAATCCACTTGAGGGTGATCCAGTTCCAGTTACACCAGTAGGAAGTACAGCTGCTTTTGGTGTGATTCCAAGTGTCAGCTCTGAAGGTGATTTATTCGTTCTCTATCCAAAAGATGGTGACGTATCAGGCCGCTTCATCGAAATGACGCCGATTGATGGCAAAGATGGGTCATTCACGCTGACTTTATCGGCACTAGATAAGTTTGGTGTGGAATACACGGTTGAAGAATTGGAAGTATCTTTCAATCTGGATGCCGTGGACGATATGGGTGTTACGTCCTACATCGAAAACCGTTTGCAGTCACAGAGCGAATGCTTATCTATCGCAATCGCTGACGGCGCGGATTTAAGCGCGTTTGCAACTGGTATTACGAAAACTGCTTTTGCTGGTGGTGATTTAGGCGATCAGAAAACTATCTCTGCAACGCAATATGATAAAGCGATTGAAGTGTTAAACAATGCGCTGGTGGGCTTTACCGCCGTGCTGGGCTTAGGTTGCTACGATACAACCGTGATCGAAGCGCTGGGCGATTTAGCTTCAGGCCGCCGTATTGATTCATTCTTCGACATTCCACCAGCCACCAGCTACGCGGGTGCGCTCACATTCATGTCAGATATGAATCTGAACAATCATGACATGTGTTTCTACCACTTCCCGTATTCAGCCAAAGATCCACATTCAGGTGGTCGCGCTGTGTGGGGTATCTCCGGTATTGCGTTTCAGGCGAAAGCGGAAGGCGTGGCGATTTCTACCGGTTCTGTCGGTGGCTGGCATTACTCACCAGCGGGTGAAGATCGCGGCATCATTAACCGTCGTGAAATCAAAGTCCTGTCTGGTATCGGCACTGCTGACGAGAAGGCCATGTATAAGGCCCGTATCAACAAACTTGGTCTGTCTTCAACCGGCTTACTGATGATTGATGACGCGATTACTTGCCGCTCAACTGAAGACTATCTGCGCTTTCAGCATGTTTCCTCTGTGATGAACGCGATTTCACGCCAGTTCTATGACCTTGCACGCCAGCTGAAGCACAGTCCTGACGGTATCACCGAGCGCGGCTTAACCCGTGGCATGACTGAAGTGCTGGAAAACTTTGTGACTGCGGAAGCGCTGGTTACGCCACGTTATCCAGATGATGACGGCGATAGTCCTTACACCCTGATCGTTGAACAAACCGCGATTGACTCATGGAACGTTCAATGGGGCTGCTGTGTAACCGGCACTGCACGTCGCATTTTGGGCTCACCTTCTTTAATCCGTTAAGGGCTAACTCATGAAATTTGAAGATATGAAGCGCGGCACACCAGCTGCGCAAATTTTCAGCCGTATGTTTGAAGGCTTAGATCCAAAAGCTGCGCCAGCTGCGGAAGTGACAGAGAAGCAATTCTTTGAATCTGCTGAAGCGGGTGCGGCAATGGATGACGCAATGACGACTGCGGCGCTGCAATCTATCCGTGCTGACTCTATGGCACTGATCATGGAATGGGTTGCTGAAGGTGATGATTCAGCCGACGCGCTGGACGCATTAGCGCAAGGCATGGCTGACGTTGACGAAGACGGCGAAGTATCACCAGACGATGAACAGGGCGAGTACGAAAACTACTTGTCTCTGATGGGCGAAGCGCTGGCGTATTTAGGCGTTCCGGCCAAAGTTGCGAACGATGCAATGTCCGGTGATGACACGGCAGCCGCGCAAGCGTTTATCGCTGCTGGTGACGCGCTGGACGCTGACGGTGCAGACGAAGACACCCTGATCGGTGAATTCTCTGTCCGTGAATCAGTCATGCTGGAATCGCTGGTGAAAGTGGTTCGCAATGGCGTACTGAAACAGATCCGCCGCCCACTGCGCAAAAAACGTCTGTCTTCAGCACAGCGAGCAGCTTTGAAAAAAGCACGCATGAAAGCGAATACCGGCGCGGCGAAACTGGCACGCAAAAAATCCATGAAGATCCGCGCTAAACGCGGCCTGTAAGGGGTTTTAGACATGCCGCAATATGGAGTGTCAAACAACGACGGGATCAGTCAGTACCTAAAATGCCGCATTTCTCAGGGTGGCGTGATGGTTACTGGTTATATCGGGGATGGGGCCAGCAAGTCGCTGACCTCCAACTGGACTTCACCGTTTGAGAGCGATACAGCCGGTAAAGCGGCAGGTCTGGATAAGGTATCCGATCTGTTACAGGCAGGCACGGGCCAAACACTGGTTACACAGTTTAACTCCCGTATGGTGTGGGAAGGCACAACGCCGCCCACACTATCCCTGCCCCTGTATTTTCAGGCCGTCAACAACGCACAGATGGAAGTAGATCTGGCAATCATGGCGCTGGAACAGATGGCCTCCCCCCAGCTGGGGAACGTATCAGGCATTGATTTAACCAAGGCTTCAGGCTTAACGCCGTTGTCTGTCACGGTCAACGTTGGCCGCCGCTTTGTGATGACCAACGTTCTGATCCTTGAGGTGCAATCAGAGTTAGATGCTCCCCGCACGAAAGACGGATACATGACCCGAAACACGGTCAACTTATCCCTAACGCCGTTCCAAATGATCAATCGTTCAGAAATCCCGAATCTGTATACATAACAGGAGCTTTTTTCTATGTCTGGACATAGCAACGCAAAAGGCAACATGAGCTTTGTGAAACAACAGTTTCGCAAAAACTTAGACGCTGGCGAGAAAATGAGCGGTGCAGAGTTTGAGATGGTTTTTAACAACAATCCAAACATGACCGTATTAGTGCGCACTACTCAGTTACCGGCTCAGGGCCGCGCTGACGTTGAAGATTTCGGCCCAATGGGTGTGAGCTTCACGCAAGCTGGGCCGCTTGAAAACAAAGGCGAAGTGACCGTTAGCTGTGTAGAAACCATTAAGGGTATCGTGGTTCCTTTCGTTACTGACTTGGTACGCGGTAAGAAATACGTTGATATCACTATCCGCCCTACGCCTGAATCATTAGCCGGTAAAAGCCCGACAGGGACTACTTGCCGCCTTGAGCACTGCAAGATCCGTTGTGATGCAATCGATCTGGCAACTGAAGACGTGCAAGCGCTGGTTAAACCTAACATGACTATCACTTACAACTGGTACGAGTGGGAATAATAAACGATGACTGCTACCGAGCTTTTAGCTGGTGTAGTTCGTCGCTTTTCGGTGTTGCTGGTGGATGAAACCCAGCAACATCAATTACTGACTGATGCACTAGGCCAATACCAAGATTTAGCGGGTGTGACAAAGGTTGTGCGTTTATCAGAGCCAGCCGATTCAGTTTTACCCGCAACCTACTCTCTGCCTGATGATTACTTAGCGCCTATCGTTGCTACCGGTGCGAACGGTGACTATGTGCCGGTGGACGTGCTGACCGACGAGCAAGGCGCTTTGACGCTTGAACTGGACGAATCCACCGTGTTTCCGGTGCGGTTTATGTATCTGGTCAATCTACGCGCTATCGATCAGGACACTTACCAGTTACCCGCCACCAGCATTGGTATGATTCAGGACTACTTAGAAGTGCTGATCGCTATTCCGAACGACGAGCGCACAGCACGGGTGCAAGAAGCTGGACGCATGGATATCTCCCGCATTCCGTCACCACAAGACCGAGAGGCGCAATTAACCGCCTTGCGTGAAGCAATGAAGGCACAACGGGCAATCCTGCCAATCATTACGATCCAGCCGCTCTAAGGGGGGCTCATGTCCATTGTTAGCTCGATCCTTTCCCTGTTTAGTTCGTCGTCTTCTAGTTCGTCGTCGTCCCTGCTGGGTATGCTGCAACCCAACAAGTACGGCGGCAGTACAGCCGGTAAATATCTGCAATCACAACGCCGGATTGTCAAACAGCTGATCGAGACACCCTTTCAGCAAGGCTGGCAATTCCGAATCGAGATCGACGGTGCGCCGACTGATTTTGATATGTATGTGCGGGATGTGACTTACGGCCAATTAACCGTTGAGTATGAAACCAAGCAGATCGGCAGTATTTCCATTAACTCCCCGATCAACCGAACCATTACAGAAATCTCCCTGACAGTGCGCGATCACGAAGATGGCCGCCTCATGAAGTATTTCGACAGCATGGCGGATAAGGTCACGAATGCAGACGGCACGGTAAACCTATCGAGCAAGTATCTAACCAAGATGCGCATGTATCGCATTTTATCCAGTGACAAAGAGGTACTTGAATCAGAGTGGCGTGTCTCGATTGGCGGCTACGAGGTTTCCCGTTCCCGCGCTGAACTGAATCAGTTCGTGTCGTATCCAGTTACTTTTGAATGTCACCGATCATAAGGGGCTTTAAATGCTTTCTATCCCCCCGTTTCCATTGCCTAGCCAGCCAAAAGTTAAGATCCAGTTTCGAGCGCCGACCGTGGCTGACACGATTGATTTTACCGGTATCCGGCCCGAACTCGAAGAATCCGCGACTACGGATTATCTGCGCCAGCTAATGACCAGTGAAGGCAGTCCCGATCCGCTCATTTGGACGGCACAGGATCGCCGTACAGCGCTTTGGTGGATTTATATAGGTATTCATGACGATACGCGCCTTGCGTACAGCTATGAGTGTTCTCATTGCGGTGAAACACATCATGTCGATATCGATCTGCTTGAACTGGATGATGGCGTACTGACCTTGAGCGGTGATCCGTTCATTGAAGACGTTGTTTTCTATCAGGACAAAGAATTACCGGCCCGTTTCCATCCGTTAGACGGTCGCGCCGTCACCCATCTGGAAGAGAAGCGGTTTGAACTAACCGGCGCTGACGAAGCGCAAACCAGACGCCTGAAAGCTGAAATCAAAGTGCTGGAAGTTGTGCATTCGTTCAGCCTGCAACAGCACGAAGGCTTGTCATGGGAAGAAGCCACCGAAGCCAAGTTAGACATGGTGCGCAATATGGATCGCGTGAGTGAGTTTCAACCGCTGGTGGCACGCTGTTTAGTGGCTGCTGAAGAGTTGCGCCACGGCTTACCGGTTGAGTTGCATGATGGACAGGTAGATGTAGTTTCCCCGCCGTTGTATTGCGATACGAAAGCTAAGGAGGCAGTAGAGGGTGAGCCAGTACCGGCAACCGTTCTACTGCTCCGATTTCGGCCTATCGACTTCATACCAACGCTATAGGCTCCGTGATTGGTACGTGATCCTGAAGAACCTGACGATATACGGGCAACAGCCAATCGACAGCATTCTAAAGAGTTCCGTCCCGCTGGTGGAAATGATGAATGAAGGGCTTGTGGAAAAATACAAATAGCGCGGTGAATCATGGCTGAGAACGTAAACGACAACATAGACAATCCAGATATCCAGACGGTTGACGCTTTAGACGTTGGCACAATGACTGTGCAGGAATTGAAGACTAACGTTTATCTCGATCTGGCTGACTTGACCAGCACGCTTGAGAAGCAAGGCGAGAAACAGTTACGCGCCCTGATGCGTCAATCGAACATCCAGAACGCCCGAACCATGCAAAAAGGCACTGTGCAAAACAGTGTCTCTTCTGGCATTAATTCAGGCCAAAAAGAGCAGAAGCAATCACAAAAGCAACAAAGCAGAAATACCAATACTGGCACACCTGATACCAGTATTAACCAATCAGTGATTAATACCGCTGAAAGTGGCATTGAAACGGCAAGAAAAGGTATTTCAGGACTGCAACAGGTAAAAGCAAGCCGCCAAATTATTGCAGAGGAAACGCCAAAACAAGCCAAAAAAGAACCAAAAAATACCACACCAAAACCCACTGGTTCTGTACCGGTTACAGGCAAAAACAAACCCTACGATCCGAAAACGGCACGCCGGAACCGCACGATTGAGATTGATGCTCCGGCAGCTGAAGTTGTGCCAGCGCGTGCAGCTGCGCCAGCTAAACCGGAAACGCCACCAGCACAGGACAGCAAGAATAACGGCTACTACGTGGATGCGAACGGCAGGCTGCGCCGTCCAGATGGCAAGTTTGCCAGCAAGGTAGAGTTACGCCGCTACCACAATGAACAGAATCAGGACGTAGACGAAAAGACCGCCGCAAAACGAGCCAACGCCAACGGCGCACAGATGGGTTTCTTGGCAAAGGCTATCGGGCGGCTAACCGGTAAGGCGGCAGAAACAGACGCCACCAACGCGGCAGGCGTGGCGGCTGGTGGCAGTTACTGGCTGGCAGCAAAAGAAGTCGCAGAAATGGCGTCGAACTTCAAGGAGTCACTACGCCTAAGAAAACTAACATCCGTCAAAGGGGTGAAGGAATACGCCAGCAATAAAGCGCGTGGCGTAAAACGGGTGGTAACTGCGCCGGTTCGTGCCGGTAAAGCGCTATTCAATCGGGTGACAGGCCGGAAACAGGAGACAACCGCAACGCCACCAGCTGCGCCAGCAAAAACGCCAGCTGCACCGGTTAGCGGTTCTAAAACTGCCTTTGAGCAGGGCGTGAAAACAAAAGCTGATGATGCACGGGCAGAGAAACAGATCAATGTTATCGAAGCCAATCATGAGCAAACCCAGCAAGTTTTAGAAGAAATTCTGGATGAACTGAAGCCGAAGCAAAAAGGGCTGGTTGATTCGCTGCTGGGTGGTGGTAAACAGCTATGGGATATGACGCGGGGCCGTCGTGGTCAACGTGGCACAGTAGGCGGCAGACGCGGCAGCACACGCAAGGTTAGCCGGAAGGCAACCACTAAGCGGGGTCGTGTTGGTCGTGCAGCTGGTGGACTGCTGGATACCGCTGAAGAAGTGTTGGATGACTTGGATAACAGCCAAGGGATCGACATTAACAATAACGGAACTGGCAAGGACAAAACCAAGACAACCGGCAAAGAGAAAACCGGCAAAACCGCCAAGGCTGAACGAAGCACGGTGGCCAAAACCAAGGCCGAAAGAAAGGCAATGGCACGGGGCCGGAAAACACCAACGCTGGGCCGCAACAGCAAAGGTCTGGTACGAAAAACCGGCCTGTTATCCCGTGTCACTGGCGCTATCCCGAAAGCAATCAGTGAGATCCCTTCAGTTGCCAGCGCCGCCAGTGTTGGCAAGAACGCGGCCAAAATGACCGGTAAAGGTTTGTTATCCGTTGGCAAGGGTGCAGCCGAATTGACCGGTAAAGGTGTGTTAGCGGGGGCGCGTGCTCTGCCTTTGGTCGGGCAAGCCTTGGCGCTGGGGATGGCCGGATATGATGCTTACAACGGCTATAACGACACGGAAGCGCAAAAGGGTATCTTCAACCTGAAGGACGGCCAGCAAGCCACCACGGGGCAGAAATCATCAACGGCAGCTGCGAACGTGTTAGACATGGGCGGTCTCACATCTGGCATATCTGGATTAGCTGGCGATCTGGCTGGCTGGGCTGGGATGAAGAATACGCAAGACGCGCTCACGTTTGATTCTGGTGATATCGCAAAAGCCATGTATGACAGCATGAGTGGGGGATCTGCACGAAAGGCAATGGGCCTGAAAGATGGCGAGAACATGACAATCGGCCAGAAACTAGCGTCTGGTACAGCCAGTGTGATCGATATGGGCGGTTTAACCTCATTCCTTGCGAAAACAGTTGGATCGGTCGCTGAAGATGCCGGAATCAAGGGCGCTAAAAATGCAATGAACTTTGACGCGGGAACACTGGCAAAAACGATTTACGCCCCATTCAGTGATAAGGGCGCACTTGGTTCATTGGCTAAATCCGTGGGTGACTTCAATTCTGATTCGATTGTGGATGCAATCAAGGATCTGATCAGCGTCGTGAAGGTGGGCGGTGATAACGGGGATACCACGATTAACAATACCAGCTATTCAACGCCGTCGAACTGGAGCGGCCAGTATAGCGGCAAGATGCCGAATGGCGTTCAGATCCCACTTGCACTGTCACAGATGGGGAAAGAGGCAGCATTACCAGACGGTTATCTAAATGCGGTGGCTGGTGTGGAATCGGGCGGCAATCCATTAGCGCACAATAAATCCGGTGCAACTGGGTTGTTCCAGTTTATGCCGTCTACCGCGTCGGCAATGGGTGGCTTTAACCCGTTTGATCCCGAAGCCTCAACAAAGGCAATGGTGGACTTTACCCGCCAAAACGCGGCCTATTTCCAGAAAAACATGGGTCGGGATGCAACAGGCCGTGAGTTGTACCTGATGCACCAACAAGGGATGGCTGGTGGTACGAAGTTACTGAAAAATCCCGATGCGCTGGCTTCTAGTGTTGTGGGGAAACAGGCGGTATTGCAAAACGGCGGGAATGCCAACATGACGGCGCGGCAGTTTGCCGAGTTACAGATGGGTAAATATGATCGCCAGTTTGCTGCAAACCAGACGGCGGCCCCGCTCAAAGTGGGCGCAGATAGCAAGGGCGTGAAAGGTATCCCGCCAATGCTGGCAGCACCAGAACCACAAGCTAAACCGGCGACACAGGTTACAGCTAGTACCGTTCCGTTATTGCTGCAACGTCCACCAGCTACGCCGGTTGATATCCAGAAACGCAACGAAGCGAAAGACAAAGCCGAAGCACAAAAAGAACAACCGCCGCTGGTGGCAAAACTTGATCCGGCAATGGGTAAATCATTAAGCAACATTGAATCCCTGCTGAAGCAACAGAACAAAGGGCAGGGCGGCAGCACGACCAGCACGAAGGAGACCGGCAGGAATCCAACGGTATCAGGTCATGACTATGTATCAGGCCACATGAGCGACTTGGCGCGGGATAGGGGGTAAGCATGGAAATCAATTATCTAATGTCGCTCGATGAATCGGGCGTCGTCATGTTTGATGACGAAGGCGAGGCAATGGCGAACAACATTCAGGAATGGATGGATACGCCACGGGGTCAAGTCTACGGAAACCCTGATTGGGGCCATGATTTCAATTCGTTCCGGCACGAACCACACAACGAAACAACCGCAATCGGGCTAGAAAACATGATCCTAAACGGGCTCCCACGGGACGTACAGGGCGTGAAAATCTACTCCATTCTTTGCAATCCTGATACATCCGTGATGGATCAGTACAATGTGAATATCGTGACCAATGCAGGCGCGATTTCAACTCAGTTAAACGTGTAAGAGGTCGGGTATGAGCTATCAAGACAATATAGATTCATTCAATGAATCATTGAGCAAGCAGACGTGGTGGGCGCGTCTGCTGGGATCTCAGTTTGCAGTAGGGCTGGCGCTGTTTGTGGGGCAAATGGTTTCCCGTTGCGAAACGCTGGCAACGCGCCTGCTACAAGAAGCGTTCATGAGTACGGCAGTGAAACGGGCTTCAATTCTGGCGGCGGCTGAAGATCGCGGTTATGTGGGCCGAAAAATCACGCCGTCCACCGGTAAAATCAATATCACCAATAATACCAATGCGGCCCTGCTACTGCCTTACGGCGCAACCATTACCGCACCGAACCGGCTACCTTACATTCTGGCTGAATCGGTGCGGGTAGAGATTGGAGAAACACTGGAAGCGGAGATCTCCCAGCTGGAAGAGAAGGTATTCACGACAACCGTTACCGCGTCACAGAAATGGCTTGAAGTGTTGTTATCCAAGGAGGTGACGGCAGAGGCGGCAAGTGTCGATGTGATGGTGACATTACCAAACAAAGGGACGGAGCAATGGGAAAAACGTTTTCTGTTTCGTCGTGCCGTGTCCACCAGCCAAGTGTATGCAGAGTTTTACAAACCAACAGAACAGCTGGGGATCAGGTTTGGTAATGGCGTGTCGGGCCGTATTCCTGATGCTGGCTCAACTATTACGCTACACGTCTGGTGTACCAGTGGCGAAACAACCTTGCTGCAAGGGCAGACATTAACCTTTGATGACCTGACCGCCGATCAAGCAAAATCAGTAACCGTCGTCACCACAACGCCAATCACGGGCGGTGCGGCGGGGGAATCTACCGAAGAGATCCGAGCCGGTGCAATCTACGCCACACCATACGACAATCAGATCGTGTGGGATAACGATTATCAACAATTCATTCGCAACAACATAGGCGATCTGACGTGGGTTCGCGTATGGGGTGAAGTGCAACAGGAAGCGGAAAGCGGATATAGCCTAGATAATATCGGGCGGATTTTTATCAGTGCATACTCACCAACGGAAGACCAGACCGCCCTTTCTGAAAAAATCCTTGATCTGTTTGCGACAACCGAGGAACTGAACCGGCGCTATTCCTATGTGAACTGTAACTTATGCCCGTTCACGGTGACGGTAAACGGCGTTATCGCTGCACGCCAGCAACCGGAAACCGTTGCGCAAGCTATTCAGTTGATGCTCAGAGATACCTTTGGGCGTGATATCACAACAGACAAAGACTCCGATATTCTGGAAAAGGATATCTGGACGGCAGTTGACGCGCTCGATGTGATGGAAGATTTCAAGATCATTGTGACTGACAAAAAGGCTGATCCGTTGCTGGCGGATTACATCTACTTGGATGAAGAAAATTCAACCTACAACATGGTGTATGAAGACTGATGAAAACAAACTGGTTACGTGACCGGCTAACCGCCGCAAAGCAAAACTCCCCGATGTGGACGGAGCTTGCAGATTCAATTCAAGAGATATTCGAGCAACAGGTGGAACCGCTGATTGATCGGCTCCGAGGTATGAGCAGTACCTTTGCTATGACCGAGGAAGACTTACGCAAAAAGGTTGCTGAATTAGGCAGTTTCTTTGCGATTTCAGACCGCGTAGAGATTGAAGATTGGCCGCTGGCATTGATGCAGCGCCAAGACGAGATCCGGCTGAAAAAAACCAAGTACCCGATGGAAAGCGCGATCAGCCGTGAGTTTTCCGGCTTGCAGATTGAGTGGCGGCCCCTGTATGCACCAATGGATCAAATTAACTATCCGTATGGTTCATACTTTGCCACGGAAGCGCAGTTGGAATATGAAACCATACCAGCCGATCAGTGGTTCTTAACAGCGCGTGGTGTGCTGTATATCCCTGTCACTGAACTGGTGAAAGTATTCCCCGAAGCGCAAAGTGTGGATGAACAGGTGGCGCTCTTTGAAGAGACACTGACGCGACTTGTTACGCCCATGATCCCGCTGCATATCGTGTATGACGGAACGCGGTATTACTTCACTTATACGCTGGTGGAGCTTGAGGAAATCTTTACGCGAGGAACGGCAGACATTGAACAGCTGATCCCCGTGGTGGCGGAAAACGTTGAAACCAGTACCTATCAGGCTGATACCCCGACTCAATACATGCCGGTAATGAATAACAGCTGTGAGTACCGGTATAACTATCAGGCGAGGTTTGATGCGTACCCGCTTGATGCTTGGACAGTGGATCGCCCGTTGCCTGCTGGCTAACCACTTTCCCATGTTAAACAGGATGCTGTGATAGCATAACAAAGCCCGTTTCCCATCCTTTCCGGCCTCATTCCCATGAGGCTTAAATATGTCAACAGTCGTACTTTACGATGCGCAACTAATGACGCGCTATTATGAGCGTCGTGCTCAAGCGTCAATCAATTTGATCTCTGATTTTAAGTTGGGGCAGGTTGTCTGGGGTGATGGCTTTGAAGACACGGTAGACGGTCAACCGTCCGTGGCGACAATCCCGCTCGATACGGCGGCCATCCCTGATATTTTCCTCACTAATGATCCAATTTATACCTATGCCAATGGTCGCATTACGATCCGCGCTGTGCTGCCTGCTGGTTCCGTGGCAGAAGGAACACAAAGCAAGTTTACGGCATTGGGCGTGCTCGATGACCAAGGCGGATTGGTAGCGGTATTAGCCAGTACACCGATTTGGATCAACGACAAGCGCTCGTTAGTCGTCGAAGGCTACATTGATACCAACATTGCGTAAGGTGACATATGACTGAAATTGTCTTAATGCCGCCTACGTCGGCTGATATTTCCACGATGCCATTACTGACAGATGTTCAATATCTGGAACCAATGGGATCAGAAGCGCTTAACCGTAAATTTTTTGGCGTCGTTCCGGCAGGTATCTATCGCGGTTTCCGTTATACGCTGGCGGGTGGAATGGTGTTACGCATTGGTGAAAACCTTGTGGGGACAGCCATTGTTGAGCGTAACAACGCCTGTTTAACCGTTCAGAACGTGTTACCGGTTGATCTAACCGTGACCGCTGGCTTTGTCGGTTATGTCGTCCTTGAGGCGCTGTATGCCGTGGGAACAATTACGAAACAGGTGTCCACGGATTCGGTAATTGATGCCGCCACTCTTCAGTTGGTAGCAACGGCAGACCTGCAAGATCACCATATCATCCTGTACGGCCTAAACGTTCCTGCAGGAACTACCGAACTCACGATCTCTCATATCGACGCCAGCGAACGCATGGACGTAGATCTAACAGGTGTCCTTAAAATCAACGGCGGCGCGTTCGTCAATACCCCACTTGGCACAACCACTATTCAGATCCGACGAGGCGACTCTACCGAACGGGAAGAAATGATCCTGTTTGATGGCGAGTTGGGCCTTACCACGGATGACGGGCGGATCGCGGCAGGTTATGGCAACCGGATCGGTGGCACGTTGCAGCCAGCGGCCAAGTTCGTGGAAGCGGCAGGCGCTACCGCAAAGCCCCAAGGCGCTTATCTCTTTATGACAGCTGGCACGCTCACGCTACCGACAACCGGCGTTGTCGTGGGTGAACATGTGCGCGTGCGAATTTCCCCTGATTTGCTGGCGTCCGGTGCGGTCTGTTTGGTGGTGGTTGAGGGTGGGGGTCGAGTCATTACAAGAGCCGGTAACGCCTTGGCGGTACAGGTGAATGTCGATGTAGACGTGATTTTTACATATGAGTCTGACGGGTGGAGATTTTAACGAATGACAGACATTGCGCAAATTGATGTGAAATCATTGCTACGGCTGGATCTGGCGGTTGACCTAGTGAATAACTGGCAAGCCACCAGCGCCGTAAATGATTCAAGCACAACCACGTATGCGACGGCGGCGGCGGTCAAAACAACATACGATTATGCAGCAACAAAAGTACCGATTGCCTTGCGAACTGATTGGGCCAGCAAAGGAATTCTAGCGCATGTGATCGGGCAGCTGGCATGGCAAAAGAACGGCAACAATTCAACGATCTTTGATGCATCGAACTCTCTATCTCCAAGTGGTGGCGCGGTCGATAACACTAACGCGACAGTACAATGGACGGCAGGTTCACCGGTTCTGATGGGCTGGAACGGGACAAGTACCTATGGGGTGCGCGTCGATTCGGCCCGTAGTGCCGACGTGCTGAATAACTCCTATATTTCAGCTTCAAGCCAAACGCTTAAATCTGGTGCAAGAACCATTCTATCCGGTGAATCCGCGTCACAGCTGATTATTAACCCTGCGGCGGAATGGCCTAGTGTTCTGATTGATTCACCGCTCACACTTAACGGGAATCTCTCTTTCCCCGTGGTAGCTGACGGCGTAAAGCGTGGCATATTTGGCACAGCAGGAACAAATGATTACTGGTTTGTTGGTGGCAGTTCTACTTCTTCAGATGCAGGCTATATGGAGATCTCGACCGGTGATAATGGCACTGAGCCGATCTATGTTCGCCAGTACGACGGAACGCCATTAACAGGCTCGATAAATAGAACCGCAACGTTACTGGATGCGTCGGGCAATACCGATTTTCCGGTACAAGTAACCTCACCGAAGTTTTACGCCAATAACTGGTATCACTCGACGGGTGCAACCGGCTGGGTGAATGATACCTACGGCGGCGGTCTATACATGACCGATACAACGTGGATTCGTACCTATGGCGGTAAAAAATTACTGGTAGGAAACACGGCCAGTGATGCGATTTACACTACGGGCGGCGTAAAGACTGATTTAAGTCTCACAGTAAATGCCACGTCATGGCTGGCAGCGAATACCACACATACCGTTGCGGCCTTACGTCAGGTTTCCTCACCGATCACTGTAAACTTTGGCACGGTATCCGGTACAGATGATTACTACCCGATCATTGACGGATCAAGTACGGCGACAACCTACGGCTATGGGTCTCGTGTCTCGCTGGGGATGTATCGTTATGGTGGCGGTGCGTTCTCTCAAGCGGCGCTGGTGGTTGGGTCTTCGGAATCCGCAAATACCACGTATTGGTCATATACCTTTGATGCTTACGGCAAGGCGAATGCGGCGACGTGGAACGCTACCGGTGCAGCTTCAGGGCAGGGGTTAGCGTACAACGGTAAAACGGCGATTGGTGGTCAGATTGATACATGGTTGAGATTGAACCCACGCAGTGATTTTACCAGTGGGATTTATTGCGGCGCAGGGGTTCTGCGAACAGATGGGACGTTCCAAGTTGGCGACGCTGGCGCGTATCTCTCGATTGATGCAACCGGCAAACTAACCAACAACGCGGAGATTATCACCAAGAGCACTAACTCATACCGCATGATTGGTGAAACGTATGGGTCGTTCTGGCGTAACTACAACTCAACGTTATACCTGTTGGTCACTAATTCAGCCGATCAATACGGGAACTACAACGCCTTGCGGCCTATTCAGGTCAACATGGGAACAGGTTTAGTTACATTCAGCAATGGCTTATCTGGCGAACTGACCGGCAACGCTTCGACTGCAACCAAGTTAGCAACCGCCAGAACGATCAACACGGTATCCTTTGATGGTTCAGCCAATATCGTGGTGGAGCCGTATATCGAGCGCGACGATTCAACCAATGCTACGCGCTATTTAACGTTTGTAGACAGTGCCACAGATGGACACCAACGCCTGAATATTGATGTTGGACTAGGCTATAACCCGTCCACTAATACGATAGTCACTAACATTGGTGGCAACGCGGCAACGGCTACCAAGCTGACAACAGCTCGAACCATTGCGATCAGTGGTGGTGCAACCGGCACAGCGACAGGGTTTGACGGTACAGCAAACATTTCAATCGCCGTTACCTCACTGGATGCAACCAAGCTAAGCGGGGTCGTTCCGAACGCTAACCTTTCCGGTACATATACCGGATTCAATATTACCGGCAACGCGGGAACCGCTACCAAGGTAACGGCGACGGCTGATGTTGGTGAAATAGCTGAACTGGTGCGCGGAAAAATGGCAACCAATGATTGGTTTCGTATTGTTGTAGGAGGGGCAACTGATGACCTTGGCTGGGCGGAAATTGCCACTGCCGACAACGGCATCGAACCAATTTATGTACGCCAGTATTCGGGGGATTTTGTTTCACTGACGAGAACCGCAACGTTACTGGATGGATCAGGGAACACCTCATTTCCGGTACAAGTAACCGCGCCTAAATTCATTGGGTCACATGAGTATGGGGTGGTAGGCGGAGCTGCAATGACGTTTGACGGAGTGCCGGTTATCCGTCGATATAGTGGTGATAACAACAGATCAATCGGGATAGGGGGGGATGACTGCGTATTTATTGGTGCGGGGGAATCAACCGGAATCATGTATACCAACGCTGGCAGCGCTGGCGAAGCGATGCACATTGGCGCAGAGAGCGGTATTTTCCTGCATGTAACTCCTGATAATTGGGCTTCATGGGGAACAAGGAAAACCCTTCAGATCTCTTCAGGTGGGATCACTTGGGATGGTGGTAATATCTGGCATGACGGTCTAGGAACAAAAAACAGATCCTCAAATGGTTATGAGAAACTGCCAAGCGGTTTAATTATTCAGTGGGGGTATATCACAGTTACGCCGCCAGCTTATACCGGCGGAAGCGCGAATAGTAGCGTAGATCACCTTCACCCTCAATTTTCGGCTAATGTCACTTTTCCTATCGCGTTCCCAACTGCACTACTCGGTATTTCACCTTCTGCCGCTAATAGCAGCTATACGGAAGGGAGTGAGCATTCCGCAGCGGTTGGTTCCGTATCCACAACCGGCGCAACATTCGTTGCAACTCGTATTACTGGTTCAAATGGTGGCAGCGAAACCATGAAGATTCTCTATATTGCGATTGGTTATTAAGGGGTAGTTATGACTATTTATTACTCACCTTCAACGGGTGGATTTTACGACACAGATATTCATACCGTTATTCCAGAAGATGCGATCCAGACCACGCATGAAGAACGAGATGCTTTGATTAATCAACAAAGCAACTTAAAGCGGGTTGGGATCACCAGTGACGGCGCGGTAGGCTTTGTTGATATTGTTGCGCCAGTGAAAACAGCTGACGAACTGGCAGAGGCGGCGCGATCTTGTCGTGATGCGCTAATCACAAAAACAGATCACCTGCTTATGCCGGATTACCCGATCAGTGCTGACTCACTGGTAGCTGTGAAGGTATACCGCCAGTTATTGCGTGATATCACGGCACAGGCGGAGTTTCCGAGTGTGATTGATTGGCCGGAAATGCCAGAAATCGTATTGGTTTAATATAGGGTTATACTTCCTAATCAATTAACCAAAATAATAAAGGGGTAGCTGAGTTGACGATAGAGCCAGCGCTGGCGGCGATAGTTACAGTGATATCCGTGATCAGTGGCACAGCTTCATACCTTCAGGGGCGGCGGGATGGGCGATTGAAGGCCGGTTGGCTGGATATCACCGCTGAACTGGTGACAGCGCCCGTGGCTGGGTGGAGTTTGTTCTTTCTCGGAACATGGCAGAAATGGCCGGAGCCGCTGGTCTGTTTCTGCGTGCTGGTGGCCGCGTCGAAGGGTAGCGCTGTAATGGCGCGGCTCTTTGATGGTGTGCTGAATAACTTAACTAACAGAAATCAGTGAGTAAATTCATATGGATGGTAACAGCCTGTTTTTAATAACGGCGTTAGGCGCGGCGGTTGTCGGGGCCGTTGATCGATTTGTTCTGAAGCGCGGCGAGGTTGAAATAATCTCACTCGAAGAAGGCGAACCGGAAGGGAACTATTTACGTTTTGCACTCCGGTACAAAGTGAAAAAAGATCCCGATTGGTCAGAACTTAGCTACTCGATCCGAGACAAGAAGTGTCCGACTACGGTTATCGCTGGCAAGACGCGATCTATCTCCGGTTGTGCGGCTGGCATTAACAATGAGTACCTGCTTATTCGCCGTGACTTGCTCACGCTGGGCGAGTGGGAACTAACCGTGAAGATTGAAACAACAGACCGGTTAAACCCGCTTTTTTACTCTCACTTCCCATTGAAAACATCGAAAACAATACCCGTGGAGATCTTGAATGTCTGATGAACGTTTTAGCAAGAACGGCGCGAAATATTTCACGCTGGACTTTGCCAATGTCACCGAAAAGGGACTGAAAAAACTGATTGCAGTCTTTGAAAAGAACAACTGCAAAGTGGCGAACGTTGACGCAACAAACCGTGTCACCAAGAAAGACGGCCTAGCCACGAAGAAGGCCGTTTTAACCTTTGAAAATGGTCAGTCTGTGACAATCACGCTGGGCGATCAGGGTGATGTGATTGAAACCAAACTGAATACAACCGTGCTACCGGTGAAAGACCTTTCAACGCTGGATAAATACGTGAAAGAAGTCGCCGGAAAAGTTGCCGCCAATCAACAGCGTTTTGATGACTCACTGGCGAAAAATGCCAAGCGCGTGATCGATACGTCTGAGAAAAAACCAGTAAGCCGAACCGTTCAGGCGCGGATTGTTGAAGCCAAGAACGCGCAAGCCACGGCACAGGAAAACGTGAACCGTCTCACGTCTGCCATTGCAGCTGCACAGACCAGTAAAACGGATGCTGACAGCAAACTGGATGCACTGAAAAAAGAGTTAGACGTGGAACGCGCCACTACAAACCGTCTGATTGAGCAAATTGAACAACTCGGAGGCACAGCAGAATGAGTTATTACCCATCCCAAGCAATCAACATTAAAAACGTGATTGATCACATGGCAAAGCCGGTGACAACCGAACAGTACCTATCAGCCGTGGGTGATGATAACCGGATTTTTGAAAGCTGTACGCTGGAAGAGGTTGACGCAACATACCTGTACGATCTGGATGCAGCGCCGGTTGAAGAGTCAAAATACTATGACGCAATCACAACCAAGAAAAACCGCATTGATCGCACGATGGCCGGATTTAACCGCGCCCTGAACGCCCAGCTGAACGGCTCCGGCATTGAGTCCGGTACAGCTGAAATCGGCGCACCACGCAAGGCCGGTCAGTTCGCCGTGATGTCGGCGCAGTTCCCGCTCTCTGATGGTCAGGCAATCAGCATTATTTTTCATTCACCAACAAATGATCCGTCAAAAATCAAAGAAAACGATGATTTGGTGGCGTTCCGTTTCTTGCTGAATAAACGTGATGTAACCCACGTCGTCGCGCCGTCTGGTGGTCAGGATATCTCGTTGAAACAAACAACGTTGGTACTGGCGAACCTTGCCGAACGCAACAGCGAACGCTTTCAGGCTAAACAGGCTGACAACAAAGCGAAGCAAGACGAGTTAAAAACGATTCAGGACGCCACCAGCCAGTTACAAACCGAAGCGGAAAACCTCACGACACAAGCTGATGAACTGAACAAGCAGCAACAGGATGCAACCGACGCGGTAGCACGCACGCAAACCCTACTTGATAAGCAGAAAGCGCGTAACGAGGCGTTACAGGCGCAATTGGACGGCATGAAGCCAGCCGATCCAGTTGTACCGGAGCCAGTGATTAAAGGGGATGAAAACAAACCTGAATTATCAACTGAAGCTGCGAATCTAGTGAATCAAGACAATCGCCCGTTAGCTGGATATGTGTTTGAGTCAACAGAAGACAAGGTTGTTAAATCATCTGCAAAGACTATCGATCTTGAACGAGATAACGGCCCTTTCACGCGCAAGACATTAACCCGCTATACATGGGATGGGGTAGGGTACAAAAACAAAGGTATGTACCTGATGAAAGACGGCACGACTAAATCAAGAAATTCGCTTGATGAATTGTTTTACAGCACTACCGCGCCAACAGATAGCTTTACGCTGGTTCGCAAGGGGCTTGAAAAAGACAACTCTTACGTGCTGGACAATAGCGCCCATGTCAGCAGCTTTAAATATTTTGATGATTGGTATGTTGAGATTTTTGATTCGATGGATAAAAACAAAACTTATCGAATCAATGCCGGTGATGACATGATCGAAGGCGCGAAAAAGCTATACACCGCGTACAAAGCAGGGAAAGCAGCCGGTTATCTGGTGACTGATGTATTACCACGCGATCAACCATATCTACCAAAATCGAAACCGGCAGGTGTTGGCGATACGGTGACAGACTCAGACGGCAGTAAATACAAGGTTACATCGGTTGGCATGGGTTCCGCCGCCCTGCTATTGGATGGTGATTCATCATCTACCCAATACTCTATCGAACAGCTTAACAGCATGGGTGTGATTGTTGGTGGTGTGAACGATGAAGATTATGTAGATCTTGCAAAGGGTTTATTAAGCGACATTGAACACACAACAAACCCTGACGGCACGTTAGATTTTGCCACACAAGATCGCTTGGTTGATTACATGAAGAAATTACAGGTTTCTGAATATACAACCGGCTTGGTCTATGGTGCGCAACAGGCAGTTAACGCCCGTAATATGGAAATCAGAGCAGCGCAAAAAGACAATCCAGAACCAGCCGGAACCGTGTTTAATGTGGGCGATAAAGTCACCATTGACGGCAAAAAATACACTATCGGCGCGGTTGGGAGCGGGAGCGTAGAGCTAAATAGCGCGGGGCAATCGAAGTTTGACCGCGAGCTACTGTGGGCTGATGACGCGACGGAAAAGGGGATCATTATTAAAGATTTGAATGACCGAGATTATGCGTCAATGGCTGATAAGGTTATTCAGGAAGTAAACCCTAAAGTTGATAAATCAGGCTTCTTTGATGTGAGTGTCAGAGATGCCCTGATTGAGAAGATGATGCGTGATTTTAATATCGAAAACAGAAATCCCGCCTCATACGCGATCAGCATGGCAGGCAGAAGAATAGCCGCAAAAGCCAAAGAAAATAATGTAACACCAGAACCAACGCCAGAGCCGCAACCAACAGAACAATCTCTTTACTGGTACGGCTTACGCGCCCGTCCGTTGGGTGTGGGTGCGCAACCAGCAGGGCAGGTTGACACTATCGCGTCAGAAAATGTCATGACAGATCCAAGAACTGCCAAACTTGTTAGCGGTATGCCTTCTGATACTGCATGGCGCTGGGGGGCTATTGCGTATGATCGCCCACTGACAGATAAAGAAATCAGCGACTACGAGCTGGTGGAGCTAAAAGAGCCAATGTGGACGCCAGAATCCCGCGCTGAAAAGTTTGCTGCATTCAAAGAATGGATGAATTCATACCTTCAGAATAAATCACTGACTGAATTCATTAACGAAGCGATTAAGCCAAACGCTTCAATGATTAATGATAGTCCGTTTAGCAGCCTTGGTATTTATTACCCTAAACAGCTGACACTAGCGTTTCAGGAGGCTGGATATACGGGCGGCATTATCAGTATGGTTAACGCCTTATATGACGAGCTAACTGCGACTGGTGAAGATTCAGCAGTGACTAAAGCACTGGCAGACCTTCAAAACCTGTTAGACAACGAAACCAACGTTGACGCCTATCTCATGAAAATGGAATCAGCATTCAATGATATCGATGCAGCCGGTAAAGCTGATGAATACAACGATTTCATGAATACCGTTGCTGACAAATTAACGGCGCTGATGGATGCGGAGGAAGTTAAATAATGGCTCTCAAAGCACTCGAAAAAATGCGACTGCAAAAACAGGTAAACGCTCTGAAGGAAGAAATTCAGAGCGGTACTTTAAAGGCAATGGAAAAACTGGCAAAGCTGAAACAGCGCCGTGAAATCATGGTGCAATTAAAAGGGGATGCCGCGCCGGTAGTTGAGCCGGAACCAACGCCAGAACCAACGCCACCAGCCGGTGAATCGGTTGATATCAATGAAAGCATTATCGGGTTTTCATTCAATGGCGTTAAACATGCCCCATTCACGAAGGACATTATCAAGTCATTCAAGGGCTCACAGCAGCGTGATTTAGTTTTAAGTCATGACAAAGCGAAGTTGGCGGTATTCTGGAATCCGCAAAAAGGCGCTGATAGTGACTCACTAGAAATCATTCGTGGTGAAGGTGGTTTGGATGTTCCCCAGCCGCAACGCTATAAAAACCGCGCTCTAAAATCAGTGGAAGCATTGATTAAAACCAAGAAGACGAAAGACGGTGTTTTACTTGCTTTCCCTTGGGAGCGTGCGGCCAAGAATGTATATGCAGAAAAGGACGGTCAGGTATCTTTCGGTGATACCGTTACTATTGCTGTAACTACCCTTCAGGCTGCAAGTGGGGGTGCGCCAGCAATAACCGCACTAATGGAGGATGGGGACTATCATAGCGCGTCAATGGCGCTATCTCTGATGCTGTTTAAAGCGGAGGGAGATCAGGGGCGATTACCATTCTTTAGTGACGACGCGGAGCAATGGATTAGCGAAATCCCCGCTGACTCTATATATCTCAATACTTTTGCCGATGCGTACCAAAAGGCAAAGGATAGAGAAAGTCGCCGCCTGATGGTTACATCTACAGATCAAGAGGCAAAAGATGATCTGTCTGGTTCGGTCGTCGGATTTGAAGGGCTCAACGCTAATCACTATGCTTTTGTGTCTGGTGTTCGCGGTGGTGAATACGCTGATATTGTTCTTAGTAATGAAAAACTTGGTATCGCTATTCTGTGGAATACTACGGCGAGAAAGGGTATTGAAGATCGTGATTTCCTGATCTACTGGAAAGATTGGAAAGGCGGCTTACTGTCTTATTCGGATATAAGAGACAAGATCCCCGTGTACCTTCAAACACAGGTTTTCGCCGCTTTAAAAATGGCAGAGCGACAAGTGCTCGATCTGAAGATTGATGAAGAGATCGGTGATTACTCAGTCTATTTGAAGAAAGGCGAGTACGGCACTGAAGTCACTGTTAAGAAGGGCAAGGCAAAGGCAACCGCTGGCACAGTAACAAAAGCAGTAGTAGAGCTAAAAAAATCAACTGGTGAGGCAACGCAAGATCCAGCGCCAGAACCAACGCCACCAGCAGAACAAACAGGCGGTAACGTTCTGTTTGACCAGTACCAACAGGGCAAGTTTAACGATTTACCGGCTGATAAATTCCGTGAAAAAATCGTTGAAGTTGCTGATGCTGGGCTCGATTTTGAAGTGGTCAAAAGCGGCGTAGTGTCATGGATTGATGCGAACCCGTCACTAATCGTTGACGCTGCATAAAAGATAGTTGCCCGACCATCCACCAGCCTTATTTTTTATGAGGCGATATGCAGTCACTAAACGTCGAACAGGCGGCGCAAGCCGTTCATGGGGCCAGTGATTTAAAGTCACTTTTGGCCGTCTTCAATCAAGCTACAAACCCAGCCAATGATGAATGGGTATCGCAAGCCGATCAGGTGGAGCATGGCCGTGTAAGCTATGTCGTGACGGTTAAGGGCCAAGAAGTCAAAACAGCCTTTAAGCTGGTGGACGCCAGCGATCTGATTACGTCTAACTCACTGGATGGCAAGATCAATGCAGCTTATCCGCAAGAGCTACAACCGCGTGATCGTACCCGTGCAGCCAGTATCATGCAGATCACCAAACTATCGAAGTCATTAAGGCCGGTACAGCTGGCGGATTCCGGCTTATCCAGCCACGGTGCGCCGATTGTTGGCAGTGATCGAGTAGTTGAGTCAGGGAACGGGCGCTCGATGGCAATTATCAAAGCCTATGCAGACGGGAACGCTGACAGTTACCGGAAATATCTAATTGATAACGCTGAACTCTACGGGCTTAAACGTGCTGATGTTGAACGCATGGAACAGCCGGTATTAGTGCGCGTCCGGCTCGATGATGTAGACCGCTTGCAGTTCACCAAGGATTCAAACATTTCAGACTTGCAGGCCATGAGCCCCGTCGAACTGGCGCGGGTAGATGCTGAAAATCTGGATGAAAAAACCATGTCGTTATTTTCACCGTCCGAGGGCGGGGATTTGCTGGCGGCTAGTAACCTGCCTTTCATTCAAGCATTCATGCAAAAACTTGGCAGCGAACAGGCAGCCGGTTATATGACGGCAGACGGCAGACCGACAAAGCAGGTAGTAGACCGGATACAAGGCGCTATCTTTGCGAAAGCCTATCAAAACGAAAAGCTACTAAAGCTGTCAGTTGAAGAACCAGATCCAGAAATCCGCAACGTTCTAACGGCCCTGAACGCCGCCGCGCCTGATTTTATCGCTATGCGCTACTTATCTGGTGAGGCCCACAAACAAACAGCTAGTAACGTGGCTGATGGTATCGAGATTAACAGCAGTCTGGATAATGAAGCATTGGCCGCACTGGTGGACGCTGCAACGATTGTCAGAACGGCTAAATCAACCGGCCAGAACATTGATGAATATTTAGCGCAGGGCGCATTGTTTGGCGATACCGATCCAAGTGCGGCAGCACTGGCTAAATTCATTGCTGACAACAACCGATCTGCAAAACGCATGGGCGAAGCCTTCAGGCTATTAGCTGGTGAAATTAACGCTGAACTAACCCACCAAGGGCAGGCAGCCGGTGATATGTTTGGTGCACCGCCACTTGATTTAATCACCGTTCTGGCGCGGGTATCAGAGCAGATGCAAGAACAGTACGGAGACAAAGCAGGAATGACGCTGGGAATGTTTGACTCAGTGTTAGCACGCCAGATCGCGGCAGCTGCAATGCTGGTGAATATCGATCCAACGCCAGCGCAACAGATAGCCGGAAATTACACGAAAGGACATGTAGATTTTCACGGGCTACCGCTCACTTATGAGAATCCAAAAGGCTCAGTTCGTCGGGGTGTTGATGCGTCCGGCAAAGAGTGGGAAAGCAAGATGATGCACCACTACGGATATATCAAACGAACCGAAGGCGCAGACGGCGATCACGTTGATTTCTTCTTGGGTGACGAACTGGATAGTGACCAAGTATTTATTGTGAATCAAATTGACCAAGAAACAGGGCATTTTGACGAACATAAGGTAATGCTGGGATTTTCTGACAGAGATAGCGCCCATGATGCTTATCTATCGAACTACGAAACGGGCTGGAACGCCGCCGAGTCGATCCACCAGCTGCACATGAATGATTTCAAAGAGTGGTTAGATACCGGCGATACAACCGGCGCATATCAACCGGTGGTGATGCTTGAAGCAACTGGTTTTCAGATGCTTAGAAACCTTGACTTCTATAAACCGAAAGTGAAAAAAGCACGCGCAATACCCGATCTGTTGGAGTGGTTCGATAAATCAACCGGCCTTAAAACTGACTTTGAAAAAGATATTGATGCCATACATGACATAGTGAAAGGCTTGTCTATTGCAACCATTGATGCGTCGGTGTTTTTTGATGACAATTTAGATAAACAGATTAACGAATCACTGATAACGGCGTCCGTTAAGCGCGTTAAAGATGCAAAGCAGATGAGCGCCACATCCAGAGCGGCATTAAGCGCTAAAGTGAAAGACATTATCGAAAAAGTTAAGGCTAACCCGCCAATGTCGCGTGATGCTGTTTATGACGGCCTGAACGCTTGGTTTAAAGAGTATCGTTCGGAAGGTATTTTCATTCTCAAAATTGCTAATAAGTTAATGGGGGAAGTAAACCGAGAGATCGCTTCAGCGAAGAATGCAGACATCATTGCAGGGATAAACCCTGTAAAGGAAATCATTGCGGATACATTAGCAAATTCAGTTGTTACGCCAGAGGCAGCGCAGGCACGCGCAAAGAATACGCCCGTAAAAATAACGTCCACTCGTTTAGCTGGCACATACTCAATCCCAGATGTTCGGGATGACTTAGCAACGCTTTACCAGTTATCAGGCGGCAATGTAGAAGAAATCACCTTGGCATATAAGAAAAAACGCGCCAGTGCAAACCCCTATGATTTGGTGTTGAATGTCGGGAACGCGCTCACAAAAGAAACGCTGTGGCATGAGTTCGGGCACTTCATTGAATTTCATAATAAGTGGGTATTTGAACAAGCCACGGCATTACTAAAGCGCCGTTACGCGGGGATTTCTGATCCGCGTCCGATCCGCAAATTAGCTGATATGTGTCAAAGCGCTGGTTATGGCAAGAATGAGGTTGCTATCAATGATGGATTTTTCGAACCATACGTTGGGCGGGTTTATGGTACATGGCCGGACGTTAGCTGGACTGAAGTTGTTTCAATGGGGATGGGGTGCTTGTCTTCAGATAAAGGGATTGCGGAACTAGCACAGAAAGATCCTGAACACTTGGCGCTCATGCTTGCTATTGTTAAGCGGCTGGGGAAGCAGGGGTTATCACTGGAAGGGCAGGGTAAGTAATGCAGGAACTATCATTTACATTGTTTGATCAGCTGGTGGTGTGTCGGTTCGATGTCGAATCATCCGACGAACCAGCCGCAATGATTGTTACACCAGAAGAATATCAGGAAACAATTGAGGGTATGAGCGACGGCGAACAGGACGGGCGAGGCTGTAGAATGGCTGTAGGCGCATTTACGCCAATCGGGGTATCTATGGCGCTTGAAAGTGCCGGAATCACTGTAACGGGGCTGACAGAGGCCACCAGCGACGATTTAGACGGTAATCATTCGGAAGAAAGTGATTCAGATATGTTTGAATCGGTTCCGGCCCATGTCAGACGACACAATGCGTTATTGAACTTGTTGAACCGCTAGAAAGACAAAGGGCAGTCCGAAGACTGCCCTTTTCCCATCCTACCCAGCCTTGTCCTATTCAAGTTACTGTGTAAGTTGCCCGTTGATTATCCTAATCAGTTTTTAAGAGATTGCAAATAAGTCGTTTTAAGCGGCTCTAAGCTAACTTAATACCGGCCAAAATGGTGCTATCTGAATACGGCTGAATCCCGTTTTCATGCTTCACAATCGCTTTCACCAGAACTAGCAGTTTTTCTTCTGTCAGTTCGATGTGTTCTTTCGGATCAACGCCTGCATTTTTAGCGACTGCGGCGATATAAGCGCCCGTGTCGTTTTCTGTTGGCGGAGCCCAGCGATTGATAATTTCATAAACGGTATCAATGCCCTTCAGTCCCACGCCAGCTGTGCCGTCACGCTTAGTGTAGTTGCGCAGGATACGAGTAATAGCGCGGATACCATACTCAGGTTTGATGAACCGGCAGAATCGACCGTCAGAAGGTTTTGCGGGGTCTAATCCCTGCCATTGAACTGATGCGTGATAATCAATATTACCGGCGTTATTGTTGCGAATCCCACGGGGTAATGTGGTTGTCATTATAAGATCTCCCATTGTCATTACGAGCCAATGGGAGATCTTATCCTAATCAATCTGTGAGGTGGTGAAAGGTGTTTTTAGTGGCTGCATGATTACACCTCCGACCAGAACGCCTTGGCGTGATAGATGGCTGATAGCTGTTTGGCAACGTTCCATCCTTTCACTTCTTCAATGAGGGCCGCCGCCGCTTCTTGCGTGCCTAAGAATTCCTTTATCTGTTCATCCCATGTGTACCCTTCAGAAATGTGCCACCACAAAAGCCGTGCTTCTCTTTCAGGGTATTCAGACGGCATATAGCCGTTATACAGACAGTAAAGCGCGTTCCATTGATTGAATGTCAGTTCTGGTTTGTTCTCTTCCATGATCAGCGCATATTCGGCAGCCATAGTGTTAATCGAACCAGACCAGTTAATTTCATTGTCTGGTGCTACTTTGCTGATACGGGAAATAACGCGACAAATACGGATAGTTGCATCAATCAGACGAACAGATTTTTTTACAGATGCCATGATAGGTACTCCAAAAGGCCGCACCATAACAGGCGCGGCAGGTTTGCTAGTGGGGACTAGAATTAGATGTGTTTTTTGATTGCACGAACCAGAACCGCCAGCGCTTCACGGCGCGGTTCGAGTGCGACTTTTTGAGCCAGTTCTTTGACTGTGATAGATGGGTTTTCACCGGTTACGGCGATATTGTGACGAGCGCAGAAATCAAGCGTACCCCATTCACAGTTACCGACTGCATAGCTATCAGATAGGTGAAGTACGCCGTCCACTTTTTTAGCGCGTTCAATGATGTCGCTAGGCTCTGATTGAATCAGAGATTGAATTTCACATTTCCGCGCCAATCCTTGCACAGCGCTGGCTAAGGTTTTGCCATGAAAAGCATAGATACCACGACGAGCGATAAAGCCACGCACAACGTTTTTAGATGTACCGCGACTATCAACTAACCAAGTGGCGGCGAACACTTCAACGCCTTCACCGTAATTGCCATGCAGGGCGGTTGATACGTCCAGATTAAATAGGCCGTCAATTTCATACAGATCGCGCTTGTAAACGCGGCTGTACCATTGTGCAGGCAGTTTTACATGCACATACAAGTCAGTTTTACGGAAAGTACAACGTTTGCTGTATTGATCGCCTTTATCGGTGCGTGAATTATAAGAAACCAGCGCAGGATCAGTGACCAGTGAAACAGTGATTGATTCAGAGCCAGATACAGACGGAACAACTTCACGGCTAATGATGCCGCGAATGATGTCTAAGCGTTTTGCTTTCATGGCTTCAGTACCGCAACGGCCCTGATTGATTGCCATATCACGCACTTTTTTGTTATCCATTTTTTGGGATGAATAGTGCGCGTTCCATGCAAACACAGTGCAGTTTTTACGTGGTGTGTTGCTGGATGTATATGCGCGAGCGTGTTTAGCTGCCTGAATATTTTTACGATACTCAAGCAAAGAGCTGTATTCTTTGCACAGTTCAACGAATCGTGACTGAGTGCATTTTTTGCCGCCTTTAACAGCTTTAAGGGCTTCTTTTTGTGCAGATTGAGTATGGCGATAAGAAGATGCCAGCGCCTTAAAATTCTTAACGCCTAATTCATTTTTGATTGCAGCAACAGCGGATACATGCGCGTTATAAGCGGTTTTATCAGAAAGGAAAGTGTAGGCTTGAGCAGCGTTAGAAAAGTACATGGTTGAACTCCTTTTTATGCCTTGCCGGTATTGGCTGGCGTCTTAAATTAGTAGGTACTCAATGAGTACGATTTGAATATATCGCACCCATATCGCACCCGTCAACAATATGTAGTGAAATTATTGTGGTTTTCTTCTGGTGAGTTGTTTTCGATAACTTAGACCGGTACGCGGCAGGGATGCACTAAAGCCGATCCCACGCTTACTGAAAGTGAAAAAGATAGGCTTCACCCCAAGGGTGAATGATACGCCCGTTTTGCCAAGATTGAGCCATAGGAACGGCAACAGTCGCACGCGCTTTCTGAACTGGATAGCCATTATTCAGGACTCCTTTGCTGGTGGATTGTTTCAGCTTGTTTCAGTCCCTTTTTAGTGAGTGCAAAGGATAGTTTAAGGCTGGTTTCATGCCGTGTGAGCGCAATCAGTTCATGTCGTGCCAGCGTATGACAGGACGTGCGGAAATTTTGCGGCAGTACGCGGTGTGAGCGTGTGTCGTTCAGGATCTCTAACAGCTTCATGGATGGGATCGGCTTATCTCCGATCTGCTGGCGAATGAGATACATAATTTCAAGTGTGTCGCGCTGTACTACTGATAATCCCATGATTCAATCCCCCTTGTTTAATCTTTTGCATAGGTCGTTAAAGTTAACTGGTATCCCGTTTTTGATTGCGCCGTTATACAGGCAGTTGGTAAACAGTTCTTTGGATGGTTTGCGGCTCAATAGTTCCTGTTTGGCTTCGTCGTCGTATTCGTATCGCTTGCAGTATTCATCAACGGCCAGCGCAAAGGCTTCATCGAGCGTGTATTTATTGCCGATAGGAATTCTCTTGGATTTGCCAGAACCAACAACAAAAGCCGGATAGACATATTTGGTTGTGCCGGTGGCTAGGCGCTCCACATCACACTTGATGATAGCGCGGAGGTTTCCGGCAATCGTGCCGGTGTTGTCTGTCTTCTCAAGTCGGGCGGTTTTCTTGTTGAGTTCAGCTTGTGATCTTAATTCATTGTTTTTAGCGTCAGCGCGTTCTTTGGCTAAACTAAGCGACACGGATGTAGCTGAAAAATACATCTGCGAATATTCACCATTGCCAAGGGTAGTAGCTACCCTTGCACCGATGAAGCCGCGAGGATGATCGCCTTCCTGATAAATAAATACTGCCATGATGCGATCCCCTTATTTAGTTTCTGGCTGGCTGATAATTTGCGCTTTAGTTGGGCGCTTGAAATAGGCATGAGTGCTGTCATTCTTGGCGTGCTCGAATGTAGCGGTAAATGTGATCAGTGTGCCTGATTCAGCTTCATAAAGGCTGCTGGGTAACGTCCCGTAAACCGTGGCGTTATTCTCAAGAATTACGAACACTTTTGGGGTTGGTTGGGCGCGATAGCCGTATGGGTTAGGTTCCAGTTTAATGCAGGCGACACGGCCTGTTACAGTCTGTTTTCCTGCTGGCGCATCACCTTTCACCACTTGGCCTTCAATGCCTTTCATAGCGGCAGTAATGGCCTTTTCCAACTCTTGCTGATAAGCAGGGTTTACCGTTTCAATGTAGGCGTAACAGATCTTGTTATCGCCGTCTTCCCAGCTTTTGCCGAATGAACATTTAAAGTGATAGTTAGCTGAAAGCTCTTTCAGTTCTTCAGTGATCTTGCTGGTCACTTTGATTTTGAATTTGTGCGGGAATTCGTCACGCTGTCTAACATTGATGATGAAACCTTCTTCGATCAACGCTTCGTACACTTCAGGCGGAGTGTGAATAAATTCGCCTTTCTGGTAGCTATGATCGTCATACTCATAACCGTTACAAGGCGCGTGCAGACGGCCAAGGCTATCAACAGTCGGCTCTAAATCATCGTTTAGTGCTGCACAAGCTTTGATCCATTTGGTCATGCGTGCTTTGGCGCGTGCTTCGATGGTTGCAACGGCTGAATCTAAGGCAGACTTTAAAAGGTCTTTGGTTGTTTGTGTGCTCATGTGTAACTCCCCGTTAATCCGCTTCTTGATGTGTGGGAAGGCGATTAATACGCCCATTGGGTAGATATTAATTCATATCAGACATGAATTACAATAGGGGGCGTAAAAAAGCCCTGATTTAGATATCAGGGCTTGAGGGTTAGCGATTGCTGATAAACATTTCCATTTCCGTGTCGGCTAACTCATATTCGTATGTTTCGCCGTCTTCCATTTCTAACTGGTGGCTCGATGTTCTCAATTTGCCTTCACCGATCTGGTATTGCTGATAGGCCCATGCCGCCGCCAGTGTCATAGCTTGTGAATCAAGCGTGTAATGCTGCAACGTTCCCTGTTCAAGTTCTGAGCCAAAAACGCCAGCATAACCGGCATCAATCAGCATAGATTTCAACGGCCACCAGTACGGCCCATAGCTGCGATACTGGCGCGGGTCAGCTTTAAGGGTAGCCAATAGGCCACCCGTAAACGCGCTGATAAATTCCTCTTCTGTTCGCCCGTCTGCTAACGCCTCTTCCATCAAAGGGGTCATGTCTTCAGCGGTTGGGATAATCGTTTCAGAAATCATTCTTTAGCTCCCTAAGATTTCAGTTAGTAATGCTGGGTCGGTATCAGCTGGGATGAACCACCACGCATCAGGATATTCAGACGACGCATTTTTAGCAAAGATTGTATTTTCCATGCCGATCCGTTTCTTGAGCGTATCCTTGTTTTTATACAGAACACCTTCAAACGCTTCAGGATCTTGAATGCCAATCCATTCGCCCACTTCCATTGTGCGAGTAGGGGAAGTACGCCAGCCGCCACGGGATTTATATTTGCCGCCGCCAGTTGTGAACGATTTAGTGTTCACGCGCATGATTAATTTACCAATCTGCGGTAGTTCGCCGGTTTGCTTCACTGCTTTGACAACTGTTTCAGCCGCCGTTTTTTCCTCTTCCTTGGCTGGTTCCGGTTCCGGCTGGGCGTCCTCTTTCACTGGTTCCGGTGCTGGGATTTTTGAGCTTTCCAGTTCCAGTATCCAGTTAAAGATCTTGCCCTTGTTGCTGTAACTGTTAATCCCTAATGCCGCACTCTGGAATTGAGCGATCAGCACTTTAGGGGTGAACTCGGACGGGTCACGCTCAAGGAAACCGACAGCCTTCAGATCACTGACCACCAGCGCAAGGTTAAATTCGCCGTCTTCAGTGTATGGGGTGTCAGCTTCTTTGATCAGTTCCTTGGATTTGGTGTAAGCGGAACTGGCGTTTTTGAGTTGCAGATCTAACCAGTTCAGGCGGTCTTTTCGCTGGTCTGGTGTCTGAGATTCTGCAATCGTCCATTTCGCCTGCCATTTCGTCGCTGCACGCGCCTGTGCTGCATCAGTCAGTGTCTTGGCTTCAGACTTCAGGATCTCTTTACCACGCTGAACGGCAGCCTCAAAGTCACTGATATTCTGATATTCTGGCGGGGTTTCCATGTTTCGCCATGCGAATGAATCAAAACTCCATCCATAAACATTAGATTCAAGCCGGTTCAGTTTCTCCAATTCGCCTTGTGTGTCAGCTGCATCCTTGTAGGCTTTCATACGGCCTGCCAGCCACTCATTAATGACTTGCTCTGGCGCTTTAACCCCGTAGTTCTCCACCGCCTGAGTTGGCTTGTCACCGAATACCGCCTTGATCCAGTTATATTCGGAGCGGTAGTCGCTTAACATGCTGCGATCTTTCAACAGCCACGCGGCCATTTTCGCCTTCAGCGCTTCATCTTTTGGATCTGGATAGATGACTTTTGACAGGTCTTTCTTATCCATCCTGTACGACGATTCATACTGGAACCCAGCTTCATCATCATAAAAAACATAACCGCTACCGGTTAGCGTCAGTGTTCCATCTTGTAAGTATTCGCTGAACTCGGCTTTATCCAGTAACTCAACCGCTTTGGTCAGATCCAGTGAGCTCATCATTTTCTGAAGTTTTTCTATCTCGGACATGCTGATACTGGTTTCGTTGCCGAAAATCTCAAGCCCCCACCAAGTCGTCGTATTTAACTTGCTGCTTTGGTATTCGCCCTTCAGGTACAGCAACGTGACTTCGGCTGATTTGGTGTCAAAGTTGAATGATTCGACACGCGCAATTTTGCCACCGGATACGCTGTTATAGATGCTTCCAGCCTTGATTAGTTTCTTGCCGTCTGTCAGGTATTGGCTACCGTTGTCTAACAGGTCACTGGTGATCTCTAACAGGTTGTCACGCTGGGCGCGTTCCAGTTCAGGCCGTAAGCGTTTCATTGTGCTGGTGGCTGAAGCGATACGGGTAGACTGACGCTCTAAGCGTGCAACGTCTTTTCGGGCGCTGTTCAGCTTAGGCAGAGCGGCTTTAGCTTTTCGATCATAGTCTTTTGCATTTCTGAGATACCAGTCTTTCATGGTAGTAGACTCAGCTGCATATTCACGGTTTTGATTGGCGTTATTTACCGCGTTCTGATACGTCCGGTTTAGCGTTGCCATTAATGCCTTGGCCTGCTCTAAATCACGGGCTACCACTTCAGGATCGCCAGCTGCATCATGCGCCGCTTTCAGGAAGTTGTGCAGGTCGATATTGGCGCGGATTATTGCCGCCTGTTTGATCTTCTCTTCAGCTTTACGCTGGTTCTCTGCGATACGCGCTTTACGCTGTTCAGGGTCTTGAGCCAGTAGCAAAGATGCTTCTGCGCCATCGTCTGCGTCGGCATTTTTCATGCGTTCCGCATCGGAGGTGAATAGTTCATTTTGCCAGTTCGCCTTGTGTTTCAGTGTTTCTAAGCGGAATTCATCAAACGAACCTTTACCCACGTAATACCAGACGCGCACCTTGTCTTGCTTTGAACCCACGCGAGCGCCGCGCCCGTTACGCTGCTTAATGCTTGCAGGTGTCCAAGGCAAGGTCAGGTGATGGATATCAGTTGTGCCGTGGTGCAAGTTCACGCCCACTTCGGCTTTTTTGTTACAGATCAGGATTTTTACTTTGCCTTCGTTGAAGGCTGCACCAATCAGTTCTAATCCGCGTAAATCATCTTCAGATCCTTTACCCTTGACGGTGGCAGCATTGATGATGCTGATTTCTTCAGATGGAATCCCCAAGTGATGCGCAATGATGCGCTCTAACTTGTTATGCTGGCTCTTTTCTTCAGTGAAGATGATCTGTTTGCCGCCGTTCTCATAGGCATTTTTCAGGTTTTCCAACAGACGCGCATATTTTGGTGTAACGGGGTGTGAAACGTCTTTCTTATCAAGTCCGAACTTTTTCAGTCGCTTCATGACTTCATCTTCAAACGCTTCGTGAACAACCAATGTAACCGCGTGCTCGTCGGGGGTGATTTTAGCGCCGCTATCCGTGGTTAAACTTTCCGTGTCGGCCTCTTCATCCTCTTTGTCACTGGCAGTTGCTTTGATAGTTTTTGAAGTGGGTAAATCGGCGGCCAGCTGCTTAACCTCTTCCAGCTTGTTTGCTGGGAATCGGAACGTCATAGTCTTGTAATACAAGTCAGTATCAGTACAGACGCGATCCATGTCTCGAATAATGGCAAAGATAGAATCTTCAGGGATCGGCCAGCCGTTTTCGTCTGTTTCGACAATGCCTAATGCTTTAGCGTGACTAAGGTCTTCGGCGCGTTTACGCAATGTTTCATAGATTTGCGCTTGTTCTTCAGTCATTGGCGCTTCAGTTTTCTGCTCGTCCAGTTCAGGGATTTTGACCGTATCTGACACTGATTTAGCGTCTTTCAGATTTACCCAGCGGTGGAAGAGTGAGCGTAGGCCGGTTAAGTTTTTAAACCCTGTTAAGCCTTGCTTGTTCTCAACTTGGCCGGATAGTTTCTGCACCATGACTTCTTCGGTTTCCCCGAATACTTTCACAAAGTCGTCAGCGTCATAGATACCGTAAGCCTGCCATTCTTCAGGGCTTAATACGTGAGAGAGCATGTTGAAAATGTCGATCGGACTATTCACCGTTGGGGTTGCGGTCAGCAAGGTGACGCCGCGCCCGTCGTACTTGTTGCGCAGATAGTCAGATTTAACCGCCAGATCGATAGCTGTTTTTGCTGATTGCGCCGTTGGCAAATAAGCAAGTTTGCTGCTTTCGCGGCCTGCCTTGTAGCTGTTCCGGTAGTTATGGCCTTCGTCGATCACGACGTTATCGAATCCCATATCTTCGAAGTAAGGAATATCGAGCTTTTTCAGGGTTCCAGTGTCAGCGGCTTTTTCCTTGGCACGCTCTTTTTTCATGGCTTGCGTGTGGTTCTTAGCCATTGCTTGCAGCTTGCCGGAATCAATACCCAAGTCCACCATCTTTTCTGAACGCGCTTCGATTGATTCAGGGCGCATAGGAATAGATGCAAACTGCTCTTTAGTCATGACAACGACAGCTTTGTTTGTTTGCGGAATTGAGTTCATGCGTGCTGTGATTTCAGCGCCGGACAGCTGGCGGAGCTTATCGCGGGTCAGTGGTTCACCGTTCGCGCCGGTTCGTGGGTTGCCTTCGTCATCCAGTACGGCTTCCTGCTCAATCATGCCGTCTTGAGTGTGTACCGGTTCAATGCCAGCAAACAAACACTGTTCAAAGAATTTTGCGCTATAAACTGTTTTTGCTTCGTGATACCAGTTCTCGAACACAGCCAGCGGGACGACGATTGCAGTACGTTTAGCGCGGCCCAGCTTCGTGTTATACGCCACCAGCGACAGGGCAGATGCAGTTTTACCAAGGCCGGTATCAAACGCCAGAATCCCGCGCCCATCTTCAGACAGACGGCGCACGCCAGAACACTGATAACCGAACGGCACAACTTTACCGGACAGGTAATCGTCCCCTAGCTCTAAATCACCATCATGATGATCAAATGGGACGTATCCATTGAATTTGTCATTGTAGAGATCGGTTAGTTTCTGAACGTCATCATGCTGGCGAATCCAGATTGCAAAACGCTTCTCGATATCAGCAATACGGGCGCGATAACCGGCAGCTGCGGCAGCATCACTGGATCGAACTGTTACCCCGTTTAGATAGTTCTCTAACTGGCGTTCAAACTGCTCGTTTTGGTTTGAGCGCTTTTTCCCATCACGGATACCGTAGCCACTGAAGACACCATCAAAGCCGTTGTATTCCTTGTCATCAACCAGTTCGCCGTCAACGTCGGTCACTTTTGAGTATTCAAAAGCCTCATAACCGACTTCTTTCAGGAAATCGAGCGCATAGCGGCGCGGCAGCCATTTAGCAGACATGGTGATCTCAATGTCATCGACTTTAGACCACTTACGGCGCTTGTTAATCATGTCTAACTGCGCTTGGTAGTTACTGAGAATCGCCGGATCGCTGGTGGTTGCCATTGCTGCGATCAGTTTGTTGGTTGTTTCAACGACATTTCCGCACGTTGCCCGATCCATTGGCGCTAACATGCCGTCTGGTGTGATAGCGATACCGGATACTTTGGCAAGGTCTGACAGGGTAGGTGGAGTTGCGCCACGGTACAGATCGTTAAAGTCGCTTAAATCGACAGGGTTCAGGTTTAATTGACCGAACAAATAGGCGACAGTTTGGGATGCGTCGGTATCATCAAAGGCTTTCGTGTCCCCGCGTTGCAGTGTACCGGTAAGCAGGGCAGAGAATTTGCCGTTGATATCCGTTGCACTAACAAACTGGTTCCATGCGCCAGCGGCAGAAGTGCCACCGGTTAGCGCTGCGATCTTCTTATCACCAGCTGAAACACCATATTTTCCGATCTCGTTGTTCACCAAGTCGCGCAATTCAGCTGCGGTAGCAATCGGAATTATGCCGGTCTGGTTCACTTCGTCGTTCATGTCGCGGATACGCTGACCAATCAGCACGCCACGGATAATGCGCTCTCGATACTTCGGATCTTGTGCGTTCGCAAGTTTAATAGCATCAGCGATCACGCCTTCTGTCACCCGTGGGAAGTCACGCGCAACAGCCATAACTTGATCGTATGACAGTTCCAGTGCATTCAGTGGGGATTGATTAATCATGGTGGTTAGCTGGCTGATAGAGTTCACGCCATACGTTCCCGCGTCGATTGTGTCACCGTCGCTTGCAGTCAGGGAAATAACCTGCCATTGACCATTGACAAGACGGTTCCAGCGGCCATTAATCAGGCGTTCGTCACCTTCACCGTAAACCGGCGCAACTGGTTCTGACAGTTCCAGTGATAACCAATCAATACGGCTTTCAAACTTGTGCGCTAATTTCTCTTTGATCTGTGCATTAGTGATATTTCCCCGATCAACTACTTCACGGGCAAACTTTCCTGATCCGGTTGTAGATTGTTCACCGTGGATAAAACGTTTCCCTTCGGAGGTCTCAAACCATTTGCCATTGATGAATGTATCCCATAACACGTTAGCCGCTTTCAGATCGGTGGTTTTTCGTGAGTTCACCAAATCTGAAAACTCTTCTGGATGCTTACGCATGACAAGAATATCTGTGGCGGTATCCGTTCCGTTGTTGCTGAACGTTCCAGACGGCAAACGGTGTGCACCTAAGAATTCGCCCTTGAGAGATATTTCTTTGCGGAACGCTTTAAATTTTGCGCCGGACACGATACGCATTGGAACTACTACGCACATCATCGAACCGGCTTTGATTTTGTCCAGCATACGAGTGACAAAATACGCATCGACATACTTTACATGCGCGTATTCTGGATCGAGTGCGCCATAACTACCGCGAGTTTCACCGAAAGGAACGTTACCCACTACACCGTCCCACGTTCCATCTTCAGAACTGACAGCCAGCGTTTCAAAGGATGAATTGTTGACGCGATCTTCAGGGTGTAACAGCTGGTTGATCTGTGAGCTGGTTTGATCGATTTCGGTTGCGGTCATGATTGCGCCGCGTGGTTTGGTTCCGTGGAAAACACCCGCACCGGCTGACGGTTCCAAGAAGTTACCCGCACCCATGCCATTGGCGGCCATAGCGTCCCAAATGCCTTCGGCCACCCATTGCGGCGTGTAGTATTCATGGATAGAGCCACCAATCCCGCCTAACCCTGAATACTGGCGTAGAACAGCTTTGTCTTCTTCGGTCAGTAACGTGTGATCGGTTCCGACACGCTTCAGAATAGCTTGCGCCGCCGCGTTCGCTTCTTTTCGTGTTCGTTCGATGGATACACCAGATTGTTTTTCTACGCCAAACACTGGCGCTGGTTCGTCCTGCTGGTGGAGTAATGGAAATAGCGCGTCATACGTCCCTAACAGCTGCTCAAGTGTTCGAGCCGCTATTACAGACGCAACCGCCTTGCTTACGATAGCGTTCATTTAATGCCCTTTTTACGTTGACAGGTTCATTAATGCTATCATCCTAATCAGTTCGGCTGGTGGATCTTGACAGTCGGCTCCCGTCCTTAGCAATTCGCCCGATTGCACCTAGCCTCAACCCGTGGGGGATTGATGGCAGACAAACCAAAAAAGGGGCTTGTTAGTTTATTTCAGCAAGCCTTTAGCGGGTATAACCCCGCCGATGTAGACGATCCGTCATTGCCGCTACTGGCTGGCGGTACAAATGTCATGTATGGCCTAAATAACACGCCAACTGATCCGAGCGGTAACAGCGCCACCAGCGCAACCGGTACAATGGATTGGATGGCAGATAAAAAGATGCCGGATGATCGTTTTGCTAAGTACGGGCTTATTCAGGATATGGTCTGTGATCCGGTTCTGTCCGGCGCACTGGACATGCACATATCACACGCGCTAAGTGTTGATAGTCAGACCGGAAATATTCTTGAAATCACCAGCAAGACACCAGAATTCAAAGAGCTGGCGGCCAGCCTTCAGGCAGAGCTGGGCGTGCTGTTAAATCAGGGTTTACCGTCATGGTGTAAGATCATGGCTGCCTTTGGGACGCACTATATCCGGCCCTATGCAGACAATAAGCGCGGCGTGTTCGATATCGAATCCAGCTATTACACGATGGCCCAGCATATACGCGAGTACGTGCGCGGCGGTCAGTGTGCTGGCTATACGTCTGAATACCTGAAAGAACAGGTGAACGGCGGGGAAGTTCGATTAGTTGAGCCGTGGCAACTGGTGGCGTTGCGTGTTCCGTACTGGCAACCAAATATCTTTAAAGAGCCATTCAACCAGACGGGTAAACAGTATTCGTTATATGACGATCTGCACCGTCGCGTGCCTATCGAAACGCAAGACTACGGCACATCATTTCTTGAGTTTGCATATCCGGCATGGTGTGACCTGTCCGACGCGATCAGAAGTCTGAAGGGCTCACGCTATAACGCCTCTCGTATTGACCGGTTTATTGCCCTTGGCATGGACAATTTAGATCCGGCCCGTGCAGCGTCCTATCTGAATATGGTTGGTACACAGCTACGCAAAGACTTAGAAGCGGCATACCGCAAGGGGCGTCAGAAAGGGCTTATTCCTTCGGTCTGGAACAGCATTATCCCGAACCTTTCCGGCTCAAAAGGTGGCGTTAGCATCGACACACAAACCGTGTCGCCAGATATCCAGCACATTGAAGATATCATGTTTCACCTCAAACGCATGAGTGCGGGACTTGGGATCGACGTGTCCATGCTCGGATGGGGTGATCTTATGAGTGGTGGACTCGGAGATGGGGGCTTCTTCAGAACATCCATTCAAGCCACAATTCGGGCGAACTGGTTACGTGTGGGCGTTGTGAACGCGGTCAATCGTCTGATTGATATTCATATGGCCTATAAGTACGGCAAAGTCTTTCCAGCCGGTACAGCACGCCCGATTGATATTCGTTTCCATTCTCTGAATACCGCCATTGAGCAGGAACAGGCAGATGCAACCGAAGTCAGAACGGCTTACGCCACTGCTTTGGCTACCCTGTTAGACACTATCGAAAACGGCAGATTAGCCGGTTCTGAATCATTCAAGCGTTTAGTTCTGACAGACATTATCCGCATCGATCAAGACAAAACAGACCAAATCATCAAAGACCTTGCCAGCGCAGCAAAAAATGCAGGCGGGGAAGGGTTCATGGAGTCCGTAGGTTATCACGGCGGATCTGAAGGCTTTGATGGTTATTTACAAGACCTCATTCACTCCCAAATTATCAATTTACTCGGAGAAAAATAATTATGCCTATTCGCGTTAATGATGAATTTAATATCTACAAAGAAGGCCGTGCTGGTGGCAATGGCCGCCGTTATGTGTTGCACGCGGTTAAAGCCATGCTCGAATCCGCACAGACGCAAGAAGGGTTAAAGCTGGGCGAACTGTACGGCTACTTTGGTCATGGTGTCCGGCAGGCTACCAACAAAATGAAACCTTCAGAATTTGAAGTTGTCATGATTGAAGGTAAAGCCGTTGCTATCCAGAACGTACCGGCAAACTTCACCGTGTCTATCGAAGCTGACGATTCAGGCAACATTGCGCATACTCAGGAAGTGATGGACACAACCAGCGGCCTGATTGTTCAGTCCATGCTTGAATCTCAGGCGGGTGGCTGGTCATGGGCCTGTACCGGTGCAACCAGCAACGGTGCAGACTATCCGCGCCAGTTCTTCGGTTTCGATTATGTGAATCAGCCAAACTTTATCCCCAATGATCGCCAGCAATCCATGTTTGAATCAGTTGGGGTTTCAACCGTTGACGATCTGATCATTCACAATCTGCAACAGCGCGGCATTCAGGCTGATCGTATGTTCCTTGATTCATGGAATCGCGTATCTCTTGCAGCTGAAGCGGCGCGTAATGCTGAATTCGATGTATTCATGCTTAACGGCATGTTACTTGAAGGTAAACAAGCATCAGCACAGTTAAAGCGCGATCTGGACGCTGCACAAACAGAACTCAACCAGCGCGAGAAACAACGGGAAACCCTGATCCTTGAATCTCTCGATCAGTTTCCGGTCATGCTCTCAGATGAACAGCGCCGTGCTATGGCTGCAATGAAAACACCAGAAGACGCGCTGATTTTCCGCCAGTTCTTAGAGTCCGTGTCCGGAATTCAGTTAGACACTTTGCCGCTTGGTAAAGCTAATCGCGTCACCAGCGTTTCACCAGTGACTACCGACAAAGTGCCAGCTGGTGCAGTTATCTTCGGCAAGAAGTTTAAAGGCTACCAGTAACCCGCAATCGTAGCGCCTCGACATGGGGCGCTAATCCCTTCACCAGCCTATATCGCTATCCCGTAGTGCTGCGCTACTGGCGTATAGCGTTCAATGTCTGCATTGATACGATTTAGGTCATTAAACGCTTGGGTTAGTTCGCTTTCAGTGCCAGAACCGGTTGATAGGCGGTTGATTGTGTCGTTTGCCTTGCTTAACTGGCACTTGATTGATTCAGCGATCATCTCAATGGCTCGTTTTGAAAAATTCATAAAAGGGGAAGGGGTCGCGCCTTGCGCGTTGTTCTCTTTAAGATCTTTAAGTCTTGTACTGTTACTCGGATCGTTTTGATCACTGGTTGTGCCTGTATATCCGGTTTTTGGTTGGATCGGATTTTGCGTAGGTTGTGGATAAGTTTTTTGGTTGTTTTTAATGATACCTATCTTTGCAAGGTGTTTCTTCAGACCGTTCTCAGAGCGTTCTTTAGACATCCTTACAATGGCTTGTGATTCGCTAGTTTCTTCTTTGTTGGTCAGAGTGAAGAATACATGAGCAGTTGGATTAAAGAGTAAATCAAGATTTAACTCGTAAACGTTCGCTATCCCTTTCTTTCCATTTTTAATAATTTTGATTAAACCAGCCTTGATCAGGCGTTCAGTTTGAGTAAACACGGTACGTTCAACCATGCCTGTTAATTCAGCGATTTTTTGACGACTTGGAAAGCAGCGCCAGCCTTCACCTGATTTTTCTGGTTTCTTGGCGTGATAAGCGATTGCGAGTAAAACCTGTCCAGCTTTACAGAAAGAAAATGATTGGGCTTGCAGAACGATCTTGTGACTGTGGTTTACTTTGGTTGTGTTGCTCATAATTTCACCTAAAAATAGTGAAATCACCACATGAACACTTGAGCTACAGATCGGGTGTGTTAAACTCATTAACAAGATACATAGAGTATCCCGCATACAGCCTCACCTATTCTGTATGTGTGCATGGGTTGACTTCAGTTCATCAATTCATGAGCCGGAATTCGTTGTCTAGACGATTCAGGCCGTTTTTTGGGTGATCGGGTATGGGAACCTGATCACCCGCTCACTCTAACCGATCTGCGTTGGAGTGATCAAGCCCTTGATTCCTAATCAACGGCTTGAATTCTTCATGAAGGCTGCCACTGTGCAGCCTTTTTTCTTGTTCTAAATCAATTCGATACCTGTTTATTTATACATATCCGTTTGGGAATATCTTTTAAAATCATTGGTTTGTGCTGGTGGTATTACTGGCGTGAATAGCAGATGTAAAAAAACCCGTCTTTCAACGAGTTTTTTCAAAAAAAGATCCAAAAGGAGATATTCATCAATCCGTCATGATCAGGCTGATTGTTCAGCGGGAGCATTAACCCGTGTTCCGGTTCCCGTCTCCGGCAATAGCCACCATTCAACCGGCTCCGGTGATGAACCGTGAAAACCGTCAATATGCCATTCTTTCAAAGCATAATAATACCGACATAACACAAGGTTACTAAATGCCTGAAACTTAGCTAGAACGACTACTGATGGTTTTGCGGCGGCATCAAGCCAATGGTGGCTATCTGCTTTAGGTGGTAGGTTTTTCATGCGTGGATTCCTTCTTTGTGCGCCTGTTCTTCGGCGTCTTTGATTTGTTTCATGATTTTCTGAGCAGCCTGATTCACCAAGTACAGGCGGCTGATTAAAAATTCTGAAGGCTTGGTGAACGTCCAATCTGACAATTCCATATACCCTTCTGGTGTGTCGCTATCCGCTAGGTAATGGCAAAATTCTTCTTCAGTGCTTGAGTCGCTAATATTGCGTAGCGCGGCGATCAGGTCTGCCAGATTGATCGGCGTATGTCCTGTTTCTTCGTCTTCGATTTCCGCCGCCAGTTCGTCAAAGTCATTAGAGATGCAGGATGCGATACCGATTAACAGATCGAGTGAGGAAAGGTTGCGGATCTGGTTTTCGTCATCCAGCCACATGAAATCAGATTCATCTTTAAAGCCGTATTTCTTCAGCGCTTCTTTGAATGCTTCTTGTTGTTCATAGTCCAAGTTGTCAACGATTGCTTCTCGGATTGGTTCAAGCCAGTGCATCAAGCAGAACTCACGAACGCGATCATGATTCAGATCCCGCTCTTTACAGTGGTGGTCTAATTTTGAGTGGATATAGTATTCAACGTCACGCCCTGCCAAGAATTCCATACCGTAAGACGAACCGACACGAAACGTTAAATTATCAATATCCCCGACAACTGAGATCCCGTAGTGGGTGATCAGAATATCGAACGCATAACAGCTTGAGTTAGGGCGCTTGCAACGCCATGCAACGATATCTTGGTTACTAACCAGCTTGGTGAAAACGTGAGTATTCAGAGTTTCTAATGCGCTATTGATGTGGTCTTGTTTGTTCATTTTCGTAATCCTATCGCTGGTGGTATCGCCAATTAAAAAACCGCCCGTGGGCGGCTTGATTAGCAATTAAATCAGGGGGCTGGCTTCAGCAAAGTTTTGTGTGGCTTGGCGGATCAGTTTGTCGCGCAAAGTCCAGTTGATATCCATCTGATAAACCCGTTTTTCAAAGGCTTTCAGCTGGTCAAAGGTGGTGATTTGACGGATTGCATTCATGCTAATGGCTTGTGAGTCGTCCATATGTATCTCGCTTCTTGATGTGGTTTAAAAAGGCCGGTGGTAACGACACCGCGCTTATTGGTTCAAACGAACCAATATGATTAATGTAATAGTTGTTTTGTTATGTGTCTACACTTTTAAACAGTGATTTTGTGACGGTTGTTTGATTAGGATGTTTTATGATCGTTCGATTTTAAAATTTGATTAGGAAGATTGAAAAGCGTCGATTTGTAACGTAGATTAACGGCCAATAGGTTACAAATGGATTGTATCAATGTTCATAGTCAGCAAGCCCACTGATTTAGACGTTGCACGTATCGCCCTGATTGGGGACGGGTACGGCTCCAAGAAGAAGTTCGCCCAGCTTTTAGGCTTCAGAAACGCCAGCGCATTAGCCGCGATTCATCGTAGAAACCGCGTGCCGGATACTATCGCCAGCCACATTCAAACTCTCATGATGCTTAACTCGTTCCAGATGGCAGAACGTAAGGCAGCTATCAGTGAGTGAAGAGTCAATTGCTTTCAAACGCCAGCAACGGGAAGCCCTGTTAGGTCGAAAACAGCAGGAATTACCCAGCGTTTTAGAATCATTCCATATCAAATTTGATACTCCGGCCAGCATTGCAGCTGAAGCAGCCGAGAAGAAAGCAGGCGTGCAGAAATGCCCGAACTGTCACGGTACAGGCATAGTTTCCGGCTTGTTCAGTAAATCAGAATGCTATCTGTGTGACGGAACCGGCTTTGATTTGTCAGATCCGGTTGCACTGGTGAAGCACTTGCTTACTGGTGGCCGCAAGTTGCGCCTGATGTTTAACGCAAAGAAACGGGAACTGGACGATCTGGTTTTGCTAGTGGGTGAAGACGAAATCAGCCGCCTGAAAGACATCAAGCAAGGTAACGAAATTAACTCAAGATTCGATTAAGGCGAACCAATGGCAGGGAAAAGCGTTAAAAAAATCATTAAACACGATCCGAGCGGTTTTGATTTGGTACATGCCGATCCGCCGTGGCGCTACAAAGACGAAAGCAGGAATCGAGGTGGCGCGGCCCGTTGGTACGACACGATGTCTATTGAGGAATTAAGACAGATGAACGTGGGCGACTACTGCAAGAAAGATGCGTACCTGTTCATGTGGACGACATTTCCACTACTCGAAGAATCATTTTCTGTGCTGAATGCGTGGGGTTTTCGTTATTCAACCGTTGGCTTTGTATGGGTGAAGCGCACCAAGAACTATTGGCCGAATTTTGCATTGTCATTGCGCCGCGCTTTCCGTGCCAAGTTTGGCAAGCAAAAGATTGTACCGGTTAAAGACGTTTTAACGTTCCTGAACGCTGAAGAAATGAAACGGGCCGGTAAAGATAAGTGGTTTTGGGGGATGGGAAGCCATACCCGCGCCAACGCTGAGATCGTGCTGATTGGCCTTCGTGGTAAACCAAAGCGGGAAGACAAAGGAATTCACCAAGTTTTGGAAGAGTTGGTGCAGGAACATAGCGTGAAGCCCGACGCTGTTTACCAGCGCCTTGATCGATTCATGGGTAAGGGCGCTAAAAAGTTTGATGTCTTCACTCGTCTGAACCGGAACGGCTGGGCCGCATTAGGCGATCAGGTCGAGCGTACTGATTTTGAAATTGATCCAGAAACATTTCAGCTGGTGGATGTCCGGCCAGTACAACAAAAAAATAACAAAACGATAAGGAAACAAAATGAACAACCAGCAATTAACACAACGGGCGATCCAAGCCCTGAACTCGAAGATACAAGCACTGAAGGCCGCGCAATCGCAGCTGTCAGCTAACAACAAAAACCACTAACCACTATAGAGAGAAACAACGATGACCAAGCAAGCAAACCGCGCAAAAGAGAACGCGAAAAACTACGGCGCATGTGGCGCACGCATGAGAGAAGTACGCGACGGTATGGGGTTATCCCGTCCAAAATTCGCCGCCATGATCCACCCTGATTTTCCGACAACCACACTGAAAAATTACGAGTTGGGATATCGGGACATGGGGATTGAAATTGTAACCCGCATTGCTAGTCACCCAGCCTTAGCGCCGTATCTGGTTTATATCCTCACTGGCAAAACAGATCTATGTGAGCAATTCACACCTGAAGACATTAAACAGGCCAACGAACAGGAGCCGGTTTAATGAGTATGAAGGAATGGATGAAGGCGCGATTAGAAGTTGCGCTGATCCGGTTCGCTGCAAATATTCTGATTGGCCGGAACGTTGATCGTTCCCTTGTCACTTCCCGCGCTGATAACAACTCCATGTGGTACATGGGGGAACGGTTACACGGGATAGCAAACCGGATCGCTACCAGTTATCAAAGAGATGCTTTTTCATTAAGCGCAGAACAGCGCCGTGAAGCTGCAATGGCTAAGTTTTGTCAGGGTATATCAACCGAGTTACTGGAAAACAGCAAGGCGGCTGAATTATTAGGACTGAAGGATACAAGCAATGAATTCACTCACTGATTACGAAATGGAAACACTACCAACGCGCCGAGGTCACGCTAATTTCATTGGTGACGGCCAATTCCGGCATAACTGGCTCACTGGAACCCGCGCCGAACAGCGCAAGGATTATGAAACGGCCAGCCACTACTACGGCGAAGCGGTCAAGTTCGCCAAGGATGAAAACAAAAAAGCTATCGCACAGCAACGCAAGACGCTTTGTGATAAACGCATCGAGGCGGCAAAGAGACAGCCAGAGTGGGAGCGCATAGCTGAAACTACAAAACAGGTATTAAGCCGTCAGCACAAAGATTCCACCAGCGAACTGAAACAATTACTGAACCGGTAGGTATATATGAATATTCAAGTACCAATCACGCCAGAAATGCGCGTCCAGTTGCAGCACGCACAAACACTGACAATCGATCTACCGGTTGAATCTACGCAAGCTGAGTTACTGCAAAGCCTTATGACTGATCCAGCTGGTGGGCTGGATTACAACGCCTTCAAATATGCCACTGGATACGCCAGCCAATCAGAGAACCAGAACAAAACAGCCTTTGTGGAATGGCAAAACAAGAAACTGAAAGCGCTGGTAAACCGCCTGATCCATGCCGTAGATGGGTTGGTTAATTCAGCCAGCACAGAGAGGTTGTCGCCAGTGCAAACAGCCTTGAAAGCGGTTCAGGATAACTATGCAGCAGGGCAGAGCCCGATCAAGAAGTACGCACCTGTTATCGAAAAAATGGAAGAGGTAGCAGCAGAGAATCCGCACGCATTTATGACATTTGGCGGCCAACGTACTGCGCAGAACGTGGATTTTAACAGTCTGTTGATTGGCGAGATCGGGGAGGCATTAACCGCACTGGACATGCCGAACATTAACCCGCCAACGGTCGAAGATGTATTCAACGATATCAAGCGCCGCATAGCGGTTTTAACAGCAAACGTGGGGGTGTAATGGGACGTGTAACACTGGTTTTAGAACATGATGATGATGTGACGCCAAATATTGATTTTGTGAATCGTATCAATATTGACGGAGTGCGGGTTGTGGCTACGGCTAAAGGTGATTTAGCGCAATCCGTTGTGTGGCTTTCTGAACAGCTAAACGAGTGTCAGCAGGTGATAGAAAATCACCGGAACGTTGACGCTGCAATCATGAAAAAACTGGATGATGTGGGCGAGGTATTAACGTGCCAAGAATTGCTAGGAATTTTTATTCCCGTTGGGATTGTCACTATTCTGAATGTCATTTGCTGGTGGTTTGGTTTTCCTGAGTTTTTAAGCGCATTGGGCGCAGTTTGGCGGAGTTATTTTTAATGAGCGATACACAAGTTTTCTGGTCACTGGATAACGATTTATTTATCTATAACAGCAAAGAGGCTGCATTGCTTGAGGCCCAGCAAGAGAGCGGGATCATAGCGACCGGTACGGTTATTTATTTTGCGTCAGCGTCATTACCAGACGTAACCACGTTTATTAATACAGACGCAATCATTCAGACAATCCGTGATGAAGCGCAGTTACTCCACGGAACGCCACCAGATAACGCCCTGAAGATTGATGCAAGCGGGGTTTCGAGTTTATCCGCAACGATGAAAGCATGGGCTAAGAATTCAGTAACCAGCATGTTTTACGTGTTGGGCGAGTCAACAGCCTATCAGGTAACTGAAGCAGATTTAGCGCTGGTGGAAACGCCAGAGCAACGCATGACACGCCTTGAGAATGACTTCTTAGAGCAGGCACGACAAGACATACCAGAGGGAACCAGCGAAGCAGATACCACACTGATCCTTCAGGGTGCGCTTGCCGCGTTCCGTCGCTTAACTCCGGCTTAAAGGGAATGGCTGGTAATGGTTATTGAAGGCTGGGTATTAATGATTGGTATGTCAGGCGCAATGCTGGGAAATATCAACGCTGGTTTTTCTACCGGCCCTTTTGCGTATGAATCGGGCTGCAAAGACGCTGGCGAACGTTATAAAACAGAAGTGAACAAGTACGCAAAATACGTCTGTGTGCCGCTTGAGAAAAATGTCCCGAACGGAGCGAAAAAATGATGTTTTTCAGCAGAAAACGAGAGCGTCTTTTTTTAAATCGCGTAAACTTCCTAATCAGTGAAGCGAGATCTGATTTAACGAACGGTTTTTCCGTGTGCTCTCGTTGTGGAAATGAAGACACCACTGAATTTATGGATGTCGTGCTTCTACTGGATGAAGTGCAAAGGGCGCTGGATTCGTACCAGCGCAAGCCCAGCGCGTTCAAAAGGGTTTGGTACTGGTTTTACCATAAACGTGTGCTGGTGGCTTTGTGGTTACTAATCATAGTGGTTACTTGCATTTATAAGTGGTTCACGTTCCGATTCATGGGGAAGTGTAGCTGATGGACAAAAGACAGTTAGATGGTAATGCGGCTTGTTCTGAGTGCATGAATCAGGATTGCACAATGGAAACCGGCCCGTGTGAAAAGTATTGCCACATACAGGATGCGTCATGGAAGTGCGCTTTATTCAATGGTGGTTTTACTGCCTACGAGTTCAAACAAATACCGGTTGTGAATATCGAATAGGGGGTTGAGTGGATAGTTTTGGTTTAATCATGACGGCAGAGCGGGAGATCCGCGTGCTGTTAGAGCGTCAATCAGGCGGTATGACGCTAAAGGAAATCGCCAAGAAATGTATGACGTATGCACGCTTGAGCAGAGCCGACAAGCCAAAGGTATTAGCTCAACTCACTAAATCAGGGCTTGTTGCTGAATACAAGATCCTGAAGGGGCGCGGCAGCAAGTCAGAAACCATGTTCCATCACCGGATGCACGGGAGTATCTATAAGTTCCGAGGGTTGCCGGTATCAAAAGCGTACCCACGGGAAGATATCACCGGAAAGTCAGATCGCACCAAGTTAAAACTAAGCGCAATCAAAGAGCCGGAAACAAACCCAGCGCCAGCGCAAGAACAGTTACAGATAGAAATGGACGCACCAACAGAAAACGCGATCAACGCGGTTTCAGCGGCAGATCTAACCAAACAGGCCGCCCAGCTTTTAGAGGTAGCCAAAGCATTAGAGGGGCGCGAGAACCCCAGCAAACTAAAAGAGCAGGTAGCGTCGCTTCAGCTGGTGGTTGCTGAGTCTGTCTGTTTGATGCGAAAGCATATCGACGGGCAAGTGATCGCAATGACAGAGCTAGAAAAAGCGTCTGAAGCACTAAGAAAGTTAATAGATTAATTAAGGAATATAGCAATGAGTAAAGAACAGATTGTAGTGAGTGTTTCAGGTGTTCCAGAGTCGGGCAGCTTGCACGTCATGGCAACGATTGAGCGGGCCTTAAAAAAGGTTTATAGCGGTGTTGTGGTATCACCGGAACTGGACGACGAACGCGACGAACGCGGCAATATATCTGCACGCCGTCCAGCTGAAAGCATGTCTTTCCTGATTAAAGAAATCGTCACTGAAGCAGCTGGGGAATGACCATGACGATAGCGACACATAATGCCACGGTTGAAAGTCATTTCAACGGTGCGCCGGATGATGCGCAGATGGCCGCTTTCATTCGGGGTGTTTATTACAAGTTTGAAAACGATCTCTTGTTCGTGTGGCGTGCTGATTTCCCTGTGTGGGAGCGACAGAAAGAAGCCAAGGTGCAATGGCCGGTTGTAGCGGTGCGCGAGGTCGCCAAAGCCTGCCAGTTTCCATATATCGGGGCGCGTGCGCTGTATCAGCCTTTTGACGAGCTACCCCACATCCTGTATGCGGGAGAGATCAAAGGTATATCAAGTGATAAAACTCTGATCCTGTTTGAAGGGGATGATAAGCACGCTTATTCAGCAGAGGCCAGCCGGTTCAGTCCAGATCAGATTGATTGGAATGCAGTTCACGCGAAGAGAGCGGAGAACAAAGCAAGGCTGCAAGCGTTTGTGTGTCAATCAGCTGGTGTTGATTTGCCGGACGCAACGCTCAACGCACTGGTATCTCTGATGCGCCGTGACGCGCCGTTGGCGCTGGATGTTTTGTTAGATGGTGAGCAGCTGGGATGACATGCAGACATTGTAATGACGGGGGCGGTGGTTGTGCATTCCCGTACTACGGCCTAGCGCCCCATAAATCACATATAAAGCACATTGCTGGTGGTGATACGGTTGAAATGACAATCAAGCGCACCGGATTACCGAGAAACTTTGTGCCTGATCCTGAAGATGAAACCAAGACAGCCGGAACTTATACCCATTGCTTGTATTGTGGCGACGGTATGAAACCGGCAGAGAGAAAATCAACCGTTGGTGAGCTGGCGTTTGATTTCATTACGCCACATGCAGAGGTGATCGAATGGCTAACGCAACAGTCGAAGCGCGGGATGTAATTGTCTGGTGTTATTACACTGACACGGATCGCATTATTCCAATTCAGTGCGAAAAACTAACGCGCCGTGGTGTCTACGTGAAGGGGCGACGGCATGAGCGCAAGAATCACCAGCAGGCGCATTTTCTCGATAAAGCAGATGCTATCAACTACGCAATCGCCAAACTTCAACAGCGTTTAGAGTTGGAAGAAGGGCGAGTAACCAGAGCCAGAGAACTATTAAGCGGATTCATGGCAAACGAATTTGGAGCAACCAAGTGACAGTAACAAACCATTTAAAAAACTTCGGGATCAGTCCGTTATTGCATTATCTGGACATTGAGACCACATCAACCAAGATCACAGCAGCTATCGCGTCGATTGGTGTTACCAGTGTTGATGTGACCACGGGTGATTGTGTGGGCCAGTTCTTTACCTCATGCGACATTAGCGGCCAAGTAGAGCGCACGCGGGATAGCGACACAATGGCTTTCTGGCATGACCGAACCAAGACCAGCCAAGAAGCATACGATCTGACTTTCAGCGCCCGTACATCGTTATTTGATGGGCTGGCAGAGTTAGCCTGCTATCTGACTGATACAGAAATTATGAGTGGTGGTGGCAAGATCCAGATCGTCGGGAACGGCCCCGAATTTGATAACTCAATCATTGACCACGCTTACAAGCAGTTGAATATCTCTACGCCGTGGCATTTTGGCGGCAACCAATCAGCCAGAACGCTGACATGGATAGGCCGCGCAGCTGGACTTAACACTAAGTACGCCGACGAATTCAAAGGTATTAAACATCACGCGCTCGATGACTCAATGTGGGAGGCCCATTGCGGCCAGATCGCACTAAACAAAGCCTGCCCGTTGTTGTTTGCGCCGTCCCGTGTCTATGAGAACGGCAGAAACTAACAAGCCCTGTTTGTGTGTAAGTTGCCCGACTGAATAAACAGGTTGTTTTGTTACCATTTCACCGTGAGGAATCGTTGCAATGATGCGTAGTTATATATCCGTGTGTGTTGAGTTTGAAATCAAAAACCGCCAAGAACAATACAAGCGTGAGCAATTCCTGAGAGGCATGATTCAGAACATTGAGCCAGAAGACAGATCGCTGGTGGGTTCTGTACGCCGTTTGATCGGTAAAATTCCGAATCCATTTTCTAAACGCGCCTAAGTTCCTAATCATATCAATTAATTCATTAATTTATTGAGCGCGTCAGATTAATGAATTATCCTAATCAAGTCGTCGGTTTGGATCATTTTCCGGCGAACTCATGTTAGATATGTTTTCCCCGCCCCTTAACCGTACTAAGGGGCTCTTTTTCCCTAACGCCCGACATCACTATGAACGCTATAGCAAACATCAAAGACATAGATCCAATCACGCAAGAATTCGATTCTTACCTAATCACGTTACCTGAAAGCGCACTATCTGAAGGCTACGCCGGTTTGATGTCCGTCGAGATTGACCTTTTAACCCGCCATATCATGGATAGTCTGGAGCGTACCGCCAACGAAGCCACGGCAGAACGTGACGCCTTAGCCATTGAATTAACCGTTGCAAAAAGCCGTGTCGCTACGCTGGTCACTAAATCACTGACGCATGAAGCAGAGTTAAGCGCTAAACAACGCCTGATCGAACAGTTGGCAGCTAGAACCGCCGCCGCTGGGGAAGTGGAAGAACTACAGGCAGCCGCCGCAATTCTGAGTGAACAGTTAATCGAACAACGCGCAATCGTTGAAGAACAGGCCGCAAAGCTTGAAAAACTAATGGGTGTGAACGAACGCGCCACGGATGCCAGTTCCCAAGTAGCGGATTTAACCGCACGCCTGAATCATGCCACCAGCAAGCAGAAGCAATTAGAAAATGACCTATCCGCCGCACGGTTAGCCGCCGCGCATGAACAAAGCAGGGTTAATCAGCTTGCTGAAGAATTACTGGATACAGCCAAGAGACTAAAACAGGCTGAATCATCACTAGCTGTTGCAGACAAAGCTAAACAGAACGCATTGGCCGCACAAAAAACCCAGCTGGAAGACCAATTCAGAGGGTCTACCCGCATCGAGTCGGACGAACTGAAAGAACTACGCCAGAAAGCAGCAGAACTGGTAGCTGTACGGGCCGATCTGGACAACGCACGGGACGCACTAGCACAAGCGCACCAGAAGGCAGAGCACCACGGCGAACAGTTGGCGGAGAAAAACCGCGTCATTGATGAATTGACCGAGTTAAACCATGAGCTTGATTTCACTTGTTCACAGACTAAATCAGTCATGGATGAACAGCACTTGTTACTACAAGACAGAAAGCGCCGCTTAGACTTTGCAGAATTAACCGTCCAGTACCTAAACCAGCAGGCGATTTACAAGAATGATCATGGCCGGTTATCGATCATGTCACTCAATCCCGATCACATCAAAAGCACAGATCATCATGAAATTCACCCAAACAAGCCTATTTGCTGGTGGGGTAATAACAACGGGCTTGCTTGTGTCGTGATGGTATCCGCCGAACCAGACGAAACAGGCGACCACTACCTGATCTTCCCGTCCCTGTTTGTTGAGTTCAACGGCGAAGAGAAAAACATGATGAATATCGTGATGCCGCCTAAAGAGACATGGGACGAAATAACCAGCGTCATGATGCAGTTAGACAGTGCTGAAATGTTGGATGTCATGGCACGGGGGGAGGCAGCTGCAAATATCTATGCAGCAACGCGCAATCCTGATGCTGAAGCTGCGATGCAACGCGCAATTTGTCTGAAGAACAAACGGGAAGCGTTAGCGAACCGACACCACCAGCAGAAAGCAGCAAAACTAGCGGTCAGAAAAGCCAAGCAGAAGAAACCAGTCAAACCAAAGCGTGCAACAGTATAGGGGAATAATCATGAAATACCGCGTTAAACCAACAATCGTTGAAGCCATGCAATTAACCGAACTGAATTTTGAAGCTGTTGAGTCATTCATAGGGGATGCTGCCAAGGGCCGCCATTATAACAATGAGCGTGATTTTCTGAAGCATGAGAACCCTGTGGGTATCTTCCTGAAAACAGGTGAAGGCACAGCGCTGGCAATCATTGGTGATTATGTTGTGAAAGGTGAAGCAGGGGATATGCATCTACGCAAAGCTGAAGTATTCGCAGAAACGCATGAGCCAGTAATGGAGTAAGCAAGCCATGATCCAGCCTGAAGAAGTAAAACGCGATCCTGATGGATATTGGACTCACTCACAGTACCCTGATTTTGATGATAGGGAATATGTACCGAAAGAAGAATGGGAGCAGTGGTGCGCAGACAATCAAATTAAATCCGTATGTGTTTGGTTTGAGTATGACGCACCGGAAGAGATACAGGATAACCGCCTTAATGAAAATGAATACGGTTGTGAGGGCTGGGAGCCAACAAAGCCAGCTGAAAACGCTTTTCTGCTATCCATTCATGATACAGAAGATTGTCCGGTAGCTATCTTTGCAATTCCTTTAGAGCACCACGAACAGGGTGAAGATTGGGGTTGTGGGTTCATTCCACCAGCAAGTTAGGTCAGTCATGAGCAAGATTAAGCACAGAACAGTTATTCACATTGCGCTGAATGCAAAGGGTGAGCGGGTGGCTATGTTGGTTTGTGTCGCTGGTAAATACATTCCCCTGTCCAGCTCGTTCAAGTTGAGCAATTACCGGAACGATCCGCCGTCTTTCTGGTTAAATCAACCATACGGTACAGCAAAGTCTGTGCAGGATTGGAAGCGGAATTGGCTGTTTGGTCGCGCCGCTCGTTTTCAGCGCGTGATGCTGGTGGGGGATTAGATATATGGCAATAAGACTACCAACGGGAAACAAAATACCAAAATCAGGAAACCTGTTAGAGCCCTATAAATACATCAAGGGTGCGCCGGTCTGGTCTGGTGAACAGGCCGACATGCTGTGTTTAAACATGATGGTAAACAACGAATATAAATACATTAAAGAGGAATTAAGAATGTCTATCGAACAAGCAACCGCAGACCTTGAGCAATTAACAACGGTATTTGGTAACAAACTTCAGCAATTCAACAAAGCCCAAACTGACCTATCAGAGCAATCGAAAAAGGTTTCAGGGCAAGTGAGAGATTCAGCCAACAAACTACATACAGCCATGCAGTCGTTAGACAAAGGCATGAACTTAGACAAGCTGGAAAGACAGGCTGAGTTGCTTGAAAGGATCGCTATCGCTATGCAGTCATTAGTTGCGCTAGAACAAACAGGAACGCTGGAAAAAGTCATTAAAGCAATGAAATCGTGAGGTGACATATGGCCTTTGACGAGAGTTTTCTAACGCAACAAATGGCAAAGCGGAAAGGCTGGGCGGCCAAGGGCATTAAGGCGGGTTCCGGCCTGCCTTTTGGTGGGATCATCCCGCCCGACGAGGCTAACACAAAGAAAACTGGACGTAAGGGGCAGAAACTACCGGCTATTTATGCCCCCAACGAGGTTATACCGTCATGTCACGCCGTCGCACTGGCTTATCTGGCAAGCCATCCAGAAAATTTGAAAGGAAATCAGGAACACTACGAACAGGTGCGATTGTTTGAAACTATCCTGAAAGAAGATCCCGAACTGTACGAGTGCATGACAGCTTTTCCGGCTGGTGGATTAAGAGCAACCAAGACCGCGAACGATTTAAGGGCTGAAGGGCTGAAGGCCGGTTATCCAGATATCGTGATTGATTTACCGGTCTCTGTTTATCACGGCGCACGTATTGAAATGAAAGCGGAAAAGGGCAAACTATCAGACAAACAAAAACAGAAACTTAAATCACTTTCCGGTCGTGGCTATTACTGTGCCGTCTGCTATGGCTGTGATGAGGCACTGGAAGTGATCCGCCAATACCGAAACCTGAAGGCAGGGGAAACCGTGCCGGAACGCGACAAAGATCGTGAATGGATTGAATGGGAAGAGGCGGTTTAATTACAACGAAAGGGACATACCCCAATGATGCTTACAAAGAACCGTGTTGAATTGCTGAATGACTTGGAACAAGAGGGTGTGCTGTTACTGCACAGGGACTCTAAACGATTATCTACGGCTACCAGACAGATATTTTTAACGGGTACATGGATAATTCAGATAGTCGATCACCAAGAGGTGGGTATCAAGCAGCTTAACTATCGTGTCGCCAAGGCAATGATCGATGCAAAGTACCTGAAGAGATGCGGATTAAGACCGTACCAAGGCAAGCTATACAAACTCACCACCAGCGCAGCAGCAATCACCGAGAAGCAGAAGAAAGAGAAAATACTAATCCCACATAGAAGGCCCGTAAGAACGTTTTCAGAAGACGTACAGCGCATAGCGGCCCATTACGGATGCAGTATTACTTTTGACACGGTTCATAAGTGGTATGTCCTCACCCGATTAGACGGCACGAAATTAGAAAATCCATATATCGCATATAACCAGAACGGCAAGCCAGTAATGAAACTCACTGACATGCAGATCGACGGCTGGGAAGAAGCAATCGAGAGACAATCAGAATGGAAAGAACCAGCACAGGAAACGGAACAGGGCGAAGCGGAAAACATGTAAAAATGGGTCGGCCAGCCACGGGAAGGAAGACCAACGCCGAATATCAAGCGGCTAGGCGGTCTAAAATGGCTAAATTCGGCATTTGTGAGCTTAGGGGGATGCGTATATCAAAAACAGAACTGAAGATGCTAGACGAGCTTACAGAGCGCCTTGGTTATTCAGATCGTTGTGAATTGATTATGTGTGAAATGCGGAAGCTGGCAGACCAGAACGAAATCAGCTATCTGGCAGAGAAAGAACAGGGGGCATAGGAAGCCCCCTTTTTTAATACACTTTGAGTCGGTTCAGTATCTCTTCATCGGATAATTCAGAGAAGCGGGTCATGATTGCTTCAAAAGTTTCCTCATTGTTGCGCTGAAGTAACTCTTTTATCCTGATGAACTGACCTTTCGAGTGGGTATCCAGCCAGATTGTCATCTGTTGTTTACCCGCGTTTTGTTGCGTTTTCCTAAAGCGACTTTGCCGCTTTGCACTAGGGTTATATTTCTTACCGTCCACCAATCAAACTCCTGTTGCTGGTGGCTGGGCTGGATGGGAGTTCTGTTATTCGTCGTCGTCGCTAATCACGCGGCCTAAGTTGGGTAGCTTAGGGTTTTTTATGATTGGTTCCGGCTCCGATTCAACCGGCTGGGCAGGCGCAGTTGATACAGGTTGTTTAACTGGTTCGCTAGTGGCTGTATGTACCGGCTCTGTTGCTGGTGGCATAGTGACAGTCGTAGCGGTTCCCATGAGTCTAGCCATCTCTGCAAGAAAAATAGCACGGCGCTGGCTGGCGTTACCGTTCCTGAATGCTGGTAGTTCATCCAGTTCAAGAGC